CGACACGGTTTGGGAAGGTTCAGCGTCAGAAGTGCTACCGCCCTGATGGTGAAATTGGTAGACACACCGGACTTAAAATCCGTCGTCCGAAAGGATGTGCCGGTTCGACTCCGGCTCGGGGCACCATATTCGATTCTCATGCCCTCTCAGGCATGCTCAAAAGACCCCGCTGGCGCAGGCCAAGCGGGGTTTTTTGTTCTTGGGCGTCCGCAACTCTTCTCACGCCTGCTCAGAATTTTTAGTACATTTATCAGCACATTCTGAATTCGATTATGTGGTGATGTACTAATGCCCCTCACAGACACGGCCGTCCGGCAAGCAAAGCCCCGCGACAAGGACTACAGCCTCACTGACTCGGCCGGGCTGTCGCTGTTCGTTGCTGCAAAGGGCGCGAAGTCGTGGCATTTCCGGTTCTCCTGGCACGGCCGCCAACCGCGCATCTCCCTCGGCACTTACCCTGAAGTCAGCCTCAAGCAAGCACGCGAACGCCGAGACCAGGCCCGGTCGCTCATAGCAAAAGGAGTAGACCCGCGATCCGCCCGGCGTGAAGAAAAGCTGACCGCCGGCACCGGTGCAGTGAAAACCTTCGAAGTTGTCGCTGAAGAATGGCATGCCTTCAAGTCACCGCGCATGACGGCGGCCCGGAAAGGCGGTGCAACTCAATCGCGCATGTACCTGGACAAAGACCTCATTCCGTCGCTAGGCAAGTTGCCGATATCCGATATCCGTCGCAGCGATGTGCTGTCGACCATGCGAAGGGTTGAGGCCCGGGGCGCGTTGAATGTCGCGAGGAAGTGCCGCTCGTGGCTGAATGAGATCTTCCGGTTCGCGATCGCCTCCGGCTACATAGAGCACAACCCTGCGTCCGACCTGGACATCGTCGCGGTGAAGGAACCGCCCGAGAAGCACAACCCGATGCTTCGGCTGGCTGAGCTTCCCGAGTTTCTCAATGCGCTGCGGACGTTCACCGGCGCCGAATACACGCGCAGCGCGGTGAGGATATTGCTGTTGACCGGCGTTCGCACTGGCGAGCTTCGGTTCGCCACCCGCGATCAGTTCGACCTGAACAGCGGTCTGTGGACGATTCCGCCGACAGGCGTGAAGCAGTTGCAGAAGTTGATACGAGGTAAGGATGGGGCGAAAGTGCCGCCTTATCTGGTGCCGCTGTCGCGGCAGGCGGTGGAGGAGATACGCAACGTCAAGGAAATGACCGGCGCCTACACACTGCTACTGCCGGGCCGAAGTGACCCGGCAAAGCCGATAAGCGACGGAACGGTCAACATGGCGTTGAAGCGTATGGGATATGAGGGCCGACTAACCGGGCACGGGATCCGCGCGACGATTTCGACTGCCCTGAACGAGATGGGTTACAACGAGGATTGGATCGAGGCGCAGCTGTCGCACGCCGGATCAAGCAAGATCCGGAAGACGTACAACCATGCAGAGTACGTGGAGCAAAGGCGGGAGATGATGCAGAACTGGGCTGACTACCTGGACAAGGTCGAGGCCAGTTAGGGCACGCGCATGCGCGCCTCAGCCTTGCTCGTCGCCCATTGCTCGACCTCTGAACGTATCCAGGCAACAGCCTGTTCGCCGACCTTCGCCTGGCGGGGGAATCTCCCGCCGACGGCCATGCGGTAAATGGTTGCGGTGCTGAGCCCGGTGATGCGCCGCACTTCCGGCAGGCGGATGTACTCGATTGGCTCGACTTTTTGAGCTGTGTTCATGGTGGCTACCTGCGTTCGGGGTCTATGCGGGTTCGAGTGGATTAAAGGCTTTGAGCGCGGCGTTGATGTTCGAAGCCAGCTTCTCCATCGGTTTCATGCTATCGGGCCTGGAGCCGATGCCTGTTTGGTCCATGTAGCCGCGCATCCGAATCACTATAGCAAGCAGTGTTTTGTTAGCTTCCTTTGCTCGCCAGTGCCGGCCCACAGCGTAAGAGGTGCTTTGGGACTGGATTGCTTCATCACCGAGGATGCCGATCCGTTCGACATGCTGTGAATGGATGGCTTTGATCAAGGCCTGGTCTTGCTGGTGGATCGGGTTTTCTTTTGACACAGGGAACTCCGGCCCGCCGTACCTCGGCAGGCATGGTAGGTGGGGAGGTAGTCCCTAAGCAGGGCGCATCGACAGATGCTCTTCACCGGTCACTGCATATCGGTTAAATTCGTCGTTCCGAAAGAGTTCGAGCACCTATAAGGAATGGCAATGGAGTTGTCTGAGTTTTTGACCAACAACCGCGTAGACGCCAGCACATGGACGGCCGCGAACATCAGCTGGGAAGATTTGACGCTGATTTATGATGATCACCAAAGCAGAATTCGGCAGTTAGAAGACACGGCTGATTTTTTCGTAAAAAGTATTCAAGCGTTTGAGGGGGTACATTCGGTTAGGTGGCGTGTAAAATCTCCTGAGCATTTGATTGAGAAAATAATTCGTAAGCGTGGTGCGGCTGAGCCCAGCGAACGATATATGTCTATTAATGTGCAGAACTATCATGAAGTGGTGACAGATCTCATCGGTGTAAGAGCGCTTCATCTGTTCAAAGATGACTGTCTGGTTATCCATGATCAGGTCTCAGAAATGTGGGATCTTCACGAACGCGCCGTGTCTTATATTCGACAAGGGGACACAACTGATTTCGCTGCGGCGTTGGAGGAACGGGATATAGTCTCGAAAGATCATCCTGCAGGATATCGTTCAATTCACTATGTTCTGAAGACGAAGCCTGCGTCTCGAGAGACATTGGTAGAAGTGCAAGTAAGAACGGTCTTCGAGGAAGGCTGGTCTGAAATAGATCACAAGGTTAGGTACCCTAATTTTTCCAAAAATAGTCAGGTTGAAGATGTTCTCAAGGTGTTCAATCGATTAGCCGGGAGCGCAGATGAGATGGCTGGTTTCATCAGAAGCCTGAGCTTCGAGCTCGATCTGATGGACAAAGAAGTCGATGCAATAGCCCTAGAGCGAGACTCCGCGTTAGAGGAAATGCAGAAGCTCTTGACACAGCTCGCAGATACTCAGGAGACGAAGGCCGAAATGGTCGCGAAAGCCGACCTGCTTCAAAAAGAGCTTAATAAGGTCAAGAAAGCTATAAACCAGAAGGCGGAGCATGACAGTAAGCTCCGAACCAAGGTGGCTATCAATAACCCCTGGGTTCTTACTGCCGAAGGGGTAAGTGGGCGGAATAAGTACCTTGTTAAATCTTTCAAAGGGTAATGTCTGTCAATCGCCGCAGTAGCACACAATGTTTGGTGGTAGTCGGCGAACATGTGGAATTGGTGTTGGGATAATTGAGCATCTGCTGATAGCTCGGGCGGTCGTCGCTGTCCAGCACTTGGCGCAGCATGTACGCGCTGGTCCGGCCGCCGGAAAATCTGACAACCGTCGTCCCGGACATTTTGTAGGGGACAGGGTTCATCCTCGCCAGTGGGGTGATTCATGATTGGGCAGAAGAGGGCGGAGGTCAGGCCGCCACAGCTTGCCGCTGAGTAGCCCGCCATGGATCGTTGGCCCGCGCGAGCGCGGCCATCGGCGGCGGGCTGACACTATTCCCGCACATGTGGACCTGCTCCGTCTTCGTGAACGCCTTCCCGTCGGCACCATGCGTAATGATGTAATCCGGCGGAAAGCCCTGCGCCCGGTACAACTCGGCCGGTTGCAGCATCCGCAGTCGGATGTCGACGATCACATAGGGCGTGCCCTTGACCATGACGGTGACCAGGCCGAGTCGATCCTTTGTGGTGATCGTCGGGGTAGGCTGGTCGCAGCCGCTCATGTTCTCCGTGCCGTAGTAACTGATCAGGAAGGCAGCAACACGCAACGCGCCTTCTTCGTGCTCTGGCGACAACTCAAAGCTGACCATCGAGCTCTTGCCTCCGCCGCCTGCCGTGATGGTCGGTGCGGGCTCATCCAGGTGCTGGCCGACGCTGGCGCCAAACTGGCGCTCCATGAAAGCGGTGACGAGTCCGTGATGAGTTCCGCCGGCGCTGACCGTATGGAGTGGATCGGCGGCGCCCCGGGCGTCGCAATTGCCACGCAGGTGCAGGAGATGCGCCGTGGCGAGCATCTGGTGTTGCCCGGTCGTGAGCGTCGGTACCGGTCCTACGATATCTGACGGAGCGTGGCCGGTAGTGTTGGTGACCAGCGTTGCCGTCACCAGCTGTTGCTGGCTGCCGGTATTGGTGACGGTGGTTACCGGGTCCTCAAGGCTTTTCGCTACGGTGGTGTTGAAGCCGCCGTTCATCTGCGCCATCAAGGCGGTGGCGATGCCCATGGCGTGCGCCGCGCCGGCCGGGCGCTGATAGTTGCCGCCGCCGGTGATTGTCGGCAGCGGCTCGTCCAACGCTTTGCCTTCGTCGTTAAACCTGAACTTCACCAGGTGCGCAGCGGCGAGCGCGTGCTTCACGCCCCCGGCGACGATTGTACCCAGCGGTTGATCCAATCCCGGCACGCGCGGTTGCTGGCCTTCGCGCTCCCCATAACCGGTTTGGATAAGCGTGGGACTGATCAATGTCAGCTCGCCGCGGTTGGCGCAGGTTACCGTCGGCAGCGGCTGAAGTGGGTCGTTGATACGGTCGCTGCCCTGATGCGTGGCCGGTGCGATTATTGGGCTCACCACCGAGAATGCGCCACCTTTCGGGTAAGACGTCACGGTGCGCAGCGGCTCGTTCAGCGACTGTACCGTCTCAGTCGACCAGTTCGCGATCGGCACAATAAACGGGGCAGGGTGGTCGATGACAAACTTCCTCATGCCCCTGGCGATTCGGCGTTTGGTGGCGTCGGCCAGCTCATCCTTGCGGCCGAAAATGCTCTTACCCAAATCGCTGAAGTCGATGCACTCGGCGGCGGTGCGGTACCTCAGCTGGCCCTTGCCGGGCTTCTTCGCGTGGGTCGGCTCCGGCCAGACGATCGGCAGTCCGTCGCTCCGAGCGATCATGAACAGGCGTTCGCGGCTGGTGGGCGCGCCGAAGTCGCACGCTTTAATCACTCGCCATTCGACCACGTAACCGTGCTGCTCCAGCAGCTCCACAAAACGCTTCCAGGTGCTGCCTTTGCGCTTGGGGTTCGGGACGAGGAATTGCTCACCCACAGGAACAATCTCGCCGGGTGCGGCAACCACCTTCAGCAGCACTTCTTTGCCCTTTTTGTTCACGCCTGGCACCAGCTTGATGATGCGGCCGGTCGCTTTGTCGCGCTTGGCGATCAGCGGACCCCATTGCAGGATCTGCTTCACGTTTTCCAGGCTGATGACTCGAGGCCGCTTCTTGCCGGCCCACTTCAAACCGATCCACGACAGGTTGCGGATCTCGCGCTTGCGGGGCTGACCTCCGGCAGCCTGGCTGTGGTGTGTGCAGTCGGGCGACATGTGGAACCATCCGACCGCTTTTCCGCCGCACTCGGTGTCCGGATCACCATCAAACACGTCGGTGGTGATGTGCTTGGCGCCTGGGTGGTTGATGGTGTGCATGCTGATCGCTTTGGCGCTGTGGTTCTTCGCCACGCTGACCTTGCGCCCGAGGCCCATTTCCAGCCCGGTACCGGCGCCGCCACCGCCGCAGAAGAAGTCCACGACGATCTCCTCGTCTTGCGGGTCGAAGCCGAGGCCGTACTGCGTTTTGAAATCGAACGGATGTTTCTTCTGATGTGCGGACATAGGGGATCCTGGCCAGTTGAATGATTTCGAGAAGTAAGGTTTTAGCGCTCAGTCCCTCCTGCAGAATTAAGGGAGGCTGTGGCGTGTTATCGAATCAGCAATAGCATCAGTGAAATTGCATGAACGGCGGGCTTGCCCGGCTCCGTGGAACTAGCGAAGATGGTGGTAATGCGGTATCTCTGTGCCACCACGGCTAGCAGATCAGATTAACGGAGCAGCAAATGACGGAAGATGAGCTTTTTGGCGGGTCTAGGGGTGAAGCTGCATTTGTGGAAGCAATAAAAGCGATTTTCCGGCATCTCAAAGTGACCGATATCGAAGTTATCGATAACGCGGCGAAATGTAACTTCAGAGGTACCTCAGTTCTCGTCACAAGGTCAGAGCTTGTCGACTATTTTCTTTTTAAGTCGCTCGTCAAAGAGCGCACCGAGACTAGTGTCAGTGCAGATGGATATCTTGAACAAGCTGTAGATGTCCACGGCAATGGTCCTGCGGCGTACAGGGTGTTTCGCGAAAATCGCGACATTGTTTTACAGCATGAGCAGTCAGGCTTCTCAGCGGAGCTCGGACCAATATCGACAAAGTTCGCGCTTCTATTAATCGACACTGAGAAGATGAGTTCCGATCTCCGGAGAATGATCTACCTCAGGTCACCTCGCGCGCGCGGAGAAAGCACCTTAAGCGAGTTTTTTTCGCGATTTCAAACGTTAAAAGTAATCGCCCCATCCGGCCATGCGTTAGGAAAAAATCCAAAGCAACTGAAGTTGATTGGGGAAGCTACCTTATTTCATATTTCGTACGGTACAGGGATGGCGTTGATCGAGCTCAAGAGCTGGGAGCGCTCTTTTTTTCGATTGGCGAGTAATCGCACCGAATCTGTGCAGTTTCCGCTGCAAACATATAATCAAGAGCTCGTCGCTTATTATCAAATGGCCGTAGGTGCTGAGAGTCTGATACTTTCTTATCTAACCCTCTACAAGATTTTAGAGTACTTCTATACGGATGCTTCAGAGCACGTGCTGCATAAAAAAATCAAAGATCAGTTATTGGCCCCTGACTTTTCGCATACCAAAGTAGCGAAGCTTAGAGATTTGGCTAAGATTGTAAGATCTTTTGACAATAAGATGAACGAAAAAGGAATGCTGCAGACGGTGCTTGAACAGAGGATTGATAAGGAAGAACTGAAGGTTTGGATCGAACGCTTCGAAGTGGAGTTCGGGCAGCACTTTACTGAAAATCATGAAATTTTTGGCAAGACCCAGAAAGTTGATCTTTCAGATAATCAAATTTTCCCTGGTATTAGCGCGCGTATTTACCAGATTCGAAACGCGCTTGTTCATAATAAAGAGGGAGAGGAGTCTCGATTTACACCATTTTCCGGGCAGGAGGGGATATTGACAAAGGAAGCTCCGCTCCTGCTCAGAATTGCGGAAGAACTTATCCAAAAATCTGGAAAGGATATTCATCTGTGAATTGCGACGTGTGGCACAAAAACAGCCGGCGTGCATTTTGACGTCCTACCAATCCGCCGTTGTAAAAGCTGTGCTAAGAAGACGCGTCGACGTCTCTGCCACCGGAAGGTCGGTAGCTGGTGTAATTGATTGCACTGGCCGTGGCTGTGGGAACGCCCGGGCAGTGATACTTTCGGTGTGATAGCACAGGCCTCTATTCAGGTTCGAGACTTGTCCGTCGATTGCCGCGGTTTGGTCTCGAGCCTTAAGCGAAGACCCTAAGATGGGGGAAGTGCCCTGCGCTTAGCTCCCCACTGGAAGGAAGCGTCGGTGATGACCAGACTGCCTCAAGTCCGGGAGGCACTGAGCCGCGCGATCACGTCAGTTGGCAACTTCCTGCGGCTCCCCTAGCAGGCCAGGCCTCCGACAGTTCGGTGGCGAACAGATTGGGAATGGGCTATACGTATTGGCCGGCAAGGGCCCGGCCGAAGGAGGGATCATGGGAAAGAAGCTTGAAATTCTAGGCGGCCTGGCCACAGCGGTATACCTGATTATCATCATTGCGTTTTTAGCTACAAGATTTGGAGAGTTTGCATCACTAAAGCTTAACGAGTTGGGTGATTTCTTGGCTGGTTCATTTGGGCCTATCGCTTTTCTGTGGCTTGTTTTAGGGTTTCTACAGCAGGGTCGGGAACTAAAGTTAAGTACTGACGCACTTCACCTTCAAGCTCAGGAGCTAAAGCATTCCGTAGAACAGCAGTCGATCATGGCGGATGCTGCTGTTAGGCAGATTGAGGCAGCTCGCCAGGCTTTGGATCTGCAAATACAAGATGCCGAACGCGCGGTGGTAGCTGACTTCGAAGTTACACCATCATTGAAGTCAGGTAAGGACGGGCTGGTACTTAATAGGATAAAAATTCTGAATAATAAAAATAATGCCTACCGGGTCACTAGCGAATTCCGTGGGGATCTTCCATTTTCTGACCATCGTAACCACGGAACGATGAAAGAGGGGGCTCAAGTAGAGGTGGAGATATTGTTTCCGCCGGGATCAAGTGATGGCAAGGGTGGTGAGTTATTAGTCATGTATGAAGATGTAAATTCTACTACCAGAATCGACGTATTTATCGTGAAAGTCACTTCAGAAGATTGGCTAAAAATAGATAAAGTCCGAAACAAAAGCTCCCGACTAGTTAAGGTTTAGATAATAAAAATAGGTAAGATCTCGCGCGATCGTTGACAAGCAAGATGGCGCGGTGGTGTCATGCGGCAAAACTACCCAGCTATAGTTTGCCGCAGATCCAATCTTGCTTTCCAGCACTGCTTTAAACTCGTGAGCGATCGCCTCTCGCTGTAGCTCTTCGCCAACCCAGCGCAACTTCAGCACCGGCACCGATCCGCTGGTAATCACAGAAATGCGCAGCGTGATCTGCTGCTCGGCCAGTCCCTCAAACGGCACCACATTAAACTGCAAAGCCGCCGGCAGTGTTTCTTTGCTCCGCGCCTCGATCTGGTCCATCGCACTCCGGCTGGCGCTGGTGTCACCGACGGTTGTCTCCGACTCGCTGGTGGCCTTGATGGTGATCGTGCGTACTGCGGCGATGGCTTTGGCGATCGGAATCGCGGTGCCTGCTTCGTCGACCGGTGTCAGGTACTGGTGCCAGTCCTCGATCCAGTCGCTCAGGTCCTTCTGCGCAAGACGGTTACCCGCAATTTGCTGCGCGGCGGTGTACCCGGCAGTTGGCTTGAGCTTCAGCACCGCGCGGTCATCGGCGTGACCAGGTGCTGATGTGGTGCCGAGGTTGAACAGCAGAACGCAGCTCATTTCTTCCTGATTGATGAAACCCCGAGCGTCAGCCTCGGCGCGGTCGGTGACATACGCGCTGAAGTCCGCCAGCGAGTGAGTGGCGTAGGTGCCTCGGAAACGGCTGCGGCCGGCCTGGTATTTCTCCAGATCCACAACTTTGATGCCTTCCGGAAGCAATGCAGTGGGCGTATCAGTAGGCAGCGCCTTGCCGGTGGCTTCCAGCGAGGTGTCGGTGATGAGTTGTATCGCTTCTTTGCTCAGGGACATTTCACAGGTCTCGTACGGGGAAAGGTGGTGTCAGGTGCGTGGTTTGATGGGCGCTTCGTCACGACTGAACAGCTGGTCGTGCTTTTCCTGGAACAGCGAAATCTTGCCGCCGGTGCCGACATGCATCGGTGTGTCGAGGCTGGTGTTCTCGCTGCGAGTGCCGCGCTTGGTCGGCACTTTGTAGTCGAGCTTGTGTTTGATTTTCACCATCTGGCCTTCCCCGATCTGGCTGAAGTCGAGGGTGATGACTACCTTTCCGGCTTTGCCATGGTCGACTACGCCGGCGGCCACTTCAGACAAGGCGTGTCCGATCTGGCTAGCGAACGCGCCGCCGTTGAGCTCTTCGAGGAATTCGGCGGTATCGGTTGGAGTGGACATGCGTGCTTCTCCGATTGGGCGCCAAGCCCGCTTGGTGGGAGTTGATGTTGGGATGCTTTTTTGTTGCGCTGCGGGGTCTTGAAAACTCGTCTCACGCCGCTTTCACCCGAATCCGGGTGAAACCATCGGCGGTGAGCGTTTGGCCTTGCGGCGTTCTGTAGGTTGGCGGCGCGCGGTGGGCGCTCTGGATGGCGCGACCGGTTGCCCCTGGCTGGGAGCAGATGAAGCGGGACTGGTGCTGACTCATCTCACCCGCGCCCTCCGCTGAAGGCGGCCACGCTCCGCCGCCGACAACACCCGAGGTCTGCGCTTGAGCACCGTGTCAGGATCAATCCAGTCCCGCCGCTTCGGCGGGATCGGGTTTCCCGTGAAGCATTCACCCTGCAAAATCTGCCTGCCGCGGCTCTCGAACTCCGCCACGGCCGCCGCCAGTTCGGCGGACTTGATCCGGTTTTCCGCGTCAGGATTCAAGCTGAAGCTGATCATGCCGCCACCTGCTGCAGCTCAACGCCATCCATGTTGAAGGCATCGCCGTGAATCAGCACCAGGTCGTCCAACGCTCCCCAGTTCACCGTCAGCACCGCAAGTGGGGCGCGGCCTTCGTAGACAGCCTTCACCAGCGCCTCCAGATCGGTGACCTTCGCTTCCAGTTTCGTGGGTTTCGGCGGCACTTTCGCCGATGGCGCGGCAGAGGTGACGCGCCGCGCGGGCGGCTGAGCCAAGTTGGCAGCAGGAGTAGGCGTCGGCGCTTTCCCCACAGCGGCTGCAGCCTCCGTGAGTTCGTTCGCTTCCCGCTCCAGCCGCCGCGCCTCTTGCTGACGAATCTGCTCGCGCTGCGCCTCAAGGCGAATCTCTTCGGCGCGCTGGTGCTCACTGATACGGACCTTGATCAGCGGGACCAGGTCCTCGTTCTCCTTCAGCACCAGTTGCTGCAGATCGTTGAACAGGAACACGTAGTCAGCAGCGAGCTCAGCGAAGCTGTTGAGGTTGGTGCGCATTCTGTCTCCGGTTTGGCTGGCTTCGATTTTCGCCCGGGCCAGTTCGCTGTCAGCCGCGTCGCGCAGGCTGGCGATCGTCTTTTTGCCCTTGATGGCGCCGGCGAAGTCAGCAACGATCTTCGGCATCCGCGCCTTGCCGCCGAGCGTGTTGTTGATCTGGTCGACGTGCGTCTGCAGGGACTTCGCGGCGGTCATCACGATGTCTTCCCTGATCGCGACTTTGCGGGCCTTGACCAGCTTGTCGAGTTCCAGCCGCTTGGCGCGCGCTTCGCTGCTGATCTCGTCGATCGCGCGGAAGAGGGCGTCGATGCTCTCTGTCTGGCTCAGCGCGTGCTGCTTCGCCGCTGCCAGGCGATCTTCGACTTCGCTGCACCACTTCACTGTCTTCTCGGCGTCGGCGAAATGCTGGTCGGTCTGCAGATCCGTGTTGATGGCCGCGAACACGGCCAGCGAGTGAGCCTTGAACTGCTCCAGGTTGCTTGCGGTCACCATGCCCGTGACTTCGATGCGTAACGCCGGGAGCGCGTCCGGCGTTTTGCCTACAGCCTCGGCCGCTGTTTCGCCCGGCTCATAGGCGGCCAGATCTGCTTCAAACTGCTTCCAGCCGGCAACGAGCTTCGCGGCACGGCCGCGTACGGGGAAATACTCCATCGAGACGAAATTCTCTTCGGTACCGTCGGAGCAGACGAAGATGACCTTTTCGGCGTCCGCGACGAGCAGTTGCTGCTCGAGCTGCCAGTAGTAGTGGGCGTCCAGCTCACCGGCGCGCACGTCGGCGGCGAGCTGCTCGTTCCACATTTTGTGCTCGAACAGGATCTCGCCCAGCATGGTGCAGCCATCGAGGGAGGCCAGCAGGTCGCCTTCGGTACCGACGAGGGGGAACAGGTCTTCATCCAGGCGGGCCTCAAGTATCGGCCGGGCGCTGGCTTCGGCTTCGTGGCCTTTGTCGAAGAGGTACTTCTGCACCCACCACGAGATATCGCGATCAAGTCCCGTCTTCTTCGCGTGCAGCAGCTCGGTGCGTTTCAACTGCTTCGAAGCGCCCATCATCGCCGGGGCTTCCGATGCGGTGTGGTAGTTGGCGCGTAGCGCGTGCCATTCGGGGCTTCTCTGCGCGACGTTGTGGATTTTCATGCGGACTCTCCTTCGATGGGCGCGAGGTTGTTGATCTGCTCAATCTGTTGCTCGCTCAGGGTGTATTTGCTGCTGATGGTGGCGATGAGGTGCCCGGGCGATGACTTGCGGTCGTCGACGGACTTCTGCCACTTGGGCAGGTTCTCGGCGAACTTGGCGTCCGGATACGGCGGCAGGCCGGCAGGCTCGGCACTTCGGGTCGGGGACACGTCGCGAACGCGCGGGGCGCTTTCTTCCAGTTCGTCGGGGCTATACACGCCAAGAATCACGTCGGGGCAGTAGAGGCGTGACCAGCGCTTGGTCGCGAGGTAGGCGAGTTGCTGGCGCGGATCATCAGCCCACAGCGTGCTGTTGCGCGTTCGTGCCTGGGCCAGCAGCAGTTCGAGCACGCGCGGTTCGTCTTCGCCACGGAAGGTCGCCCATACCTTCACGCCCAAGCCTTCTTCGTCGGCCATCTTCCAGCCAGGTACGCGGTACTCGCCTTTCTCGCCTGACTTGATCGTGAATTTGCCGATCACCTTTTCCCACGCGCCGAACCACTCGTAATGCAAGCGATCCAGAACCGGTGCGCACGTCGTGATGACGGCGTTGACCAGCTGCGCCTCATAGCCGAGGACGCCGTTCACCAGGTGGGTTTTCTGGGCGACGGCGAAGGGGTTCATCTTCCACTGCATCGACTGCATCACCACGGCGAGGCAATCGGCGGCGTTGCCGTTGAAGTGTTTCGGCATCGTTGCGCGGCCGCCGGCCATGACTTCTGCCAGCCGCATCATCTTGTCGAGGCTGTCGCCATCCAGCACCAGTGCGCTGGTGCTGGTCGCGGCGTGGGAAATCAGGTTGAGCTGGTGCTCGTGCGCCACGGGGGCGGTGTTTGGTGCGGACACGGTTGCTCCTTGCGCCATGCCGTTGCCGGCGCGCTGCGATGAAACGGGGAGGGGGTTACTGGGTGATGTGCTCGGCGTAGGCGCTGACCAACATCCACAGAATGCAAACAAGAAAGGTGACTGCCGAACCGCGCCAGTAAGCCGCGCGACGGACTCGTTGACGGCTCACACTGAACTCCATTGCACGTCGTCCAGTTCAGGGCGGGGATCGCGATAGCCATCTACACGGCAGCGTTGCTGAGGCAGCATGATGGTTGCGCAAGCGCGTGGCCGGAGGCGTTTGCATTCCGGGCATTCGATGCCGAACATCGCCCGCAGCCGCTTTTTGTGCTCCTTGATCGCGGTCTGCATTTCACCGAAATCACTCATTGCGCACCTCATACGCCAAGGTCCATTCGCCGCACAGACACGCGCGGCGGCTCCAGGCCTCAGGATTGGAAATGTGGGCCTGCTCAGCAGCACGCATTGCGTCCTGCATGGTCAGCCCCTTGAACACCATCAGGACGCGACCGGGTGCGACGGCCAGGTGACGCGGCAGCTCGCAAATCTGCTCACTGAAAAGCGGTTGGCCAATGGAAGTGGTCATGCCGAATCCCTCGCGTCTGACGTCCCCATGAAGCGGGCATCGATGTCGCGAATGCGCTCGCAGTAGCGCTTGAATTCTTCGCCCGTGATGGCCTGCAGCTCGTGGCTGACGTTGACCGCGGTGTAGGCGGCGTTCGAGTAGACCAGGTGCATTTCGGCATGCCCGTTTGCCAGAGTATTGATGGCCGTATTGATCAACGCGACGGCTCTGGTGTGGCTGGACTCGGTACTCATGCCGCCCACCGTGATCGGTGCATGCGGCTGTCGATCTCGTGCCAGAGCGCAACGCGGATGGCGGTGTCGTGCTGGGCGGCGATGGTGCGCAGATCCGAAGGCTGGACGTCCTGCGGCTTACCGTTGCGGTCATAAGTGGTGCCTGCGAGCACGAGGTAATCAAGCTCGCGAGTGCCCATGCAGTCCCAGTCGCTCTCGCGGTTATCAGGCTGGGGCGGCGTGTTCTCGCAATGCGTCACCTCAACCTCTAGGACGAACTCCTCAACAATTATTTCGTAAGTCATGGTCGCCTCCTGGGCGAGCTATTGAGCGGCCCCGACGGGCGCCGCTTTGGGGCTAAGAAGCCAGCTGATCCGCAGGTTGGGTTGCGCTCGATAGCTGGTCTTGAATGCGCTGGTAGATTTCCTCCCTGTGCACCTGAATTTCGCGGGGGGCGGTGATCCCGATCCAGACCTGCTGGCCCTGAGCTCGGGTGACGGTGATCTGGATGTCGTCGTTGATACGGATGGTTTGGCCGGGTCGACGGGTGAGGATGAGCATCTTGAGTTCCTTCTGACGTTGGTTTCCCAATGCAGCCTGTTGCCAGGCTGCATCAGTGAAATCGCTTTCCGGGCCGCGATCCGCTGCTGGCGTCGATCGCGGTTTGTGGCGTTAACGATGTCGGCGCGCGCTACGCCGCCGATGGCTTCGCGCGAGTTCTGTGCGGCCTTGAGCTTCCCTGTTCACAGTGCCTACATCGACTTCGGCGCTGTGGTCGTGGGGTCAGATGTTCGCTACACGACTGTCAACTGCAGCTCTGGCGGCCTACTGAGCAGGGCAGTTCGTCGTGGGTTGCCGGTCCGAGATCCGGCTGGGCTTAGTGGTGCATCGGCGCTTTCCTCCTGATGGTGTTTGTTCTCCACCACACAACACTGCCGAGTCATCTCTCACCGGCGCCGCACATTTCGTGTTCGGTGCATTGCCGGTTTGGGTGTGTGGTTTCGCGTGCTTGCGTTGGGAAGCACGGCAGCTATCCAGAGGCTGCATGGACGACGGTTTAGCTTTGTTGCCACCGGTTTGCCGGTACGTCGTTGGGTCACGTCGGATTGTGTAAAGAGCGACCTCGGATGAGGTGGGCCCGATTCGGGCCGTCGCACCAAGCAATCTGCGACGACACAAATATAAGCCTGCTTATCTTCATCAGTCAATAAGCGTGCTTATATTATTTTCCCCAGGCATGAAAAAGCCCGCACCAGGCGGGCAGAAGTACGAAGGAGAGTCCATCTTGAGCAGATGGTCGTCAGAGCCTACTGGAGGTTGGATGCATGGGGCAGGCTAAAAAGCCCGGCTTTATACCGGGCTGAGGATGTTCATTAAACAGGGGGTGCGGCTTGAGGATTGGATTGCTTCTGAATTCAGCCTTCAGTTGGTTCTCAGATGGCCATGACTACCATGGAAAATCGCCGACCTGACACAAAGGCGTAGCTCAGGCTGAGAGTCAGTAGGAAAGCGATCGCAGTACCCACCGGTTTCAGCAGACTGTCATTGACCACCAGTGCAATGCAGCTGACGGCCATAGTGGCCAGCATGAAGCCGCAGGTAAGGAACGTATCTCTCATCAGCACCCGAAAGTGTCCAGTTTTCCGCATGTTCGCTATCAAAGTCTTTTCGACAAGAGCTGTGATTATCGCGACTGCAGCTATCATGAAGCCTAGCAAGGTGGCGCAAACCCCGGCAACGACTCCGCCAGCAGCATAAAGCTGCGATGAACTAGCGGCACTCCATTTCCAGAAGCAGAACGCTACCAAGCCAGCTAGTACAATCTTAGGAAACAGTCTCGTCCAACGAACCGAAGTACTCATCAATTTGCCCCTGGCATTCTTCCATGGCCGTGTCTATCGCTCCATACATCGTCCCGCTTGGCGGGTATTTCGCATTCGTCTGAACCATTTGGGAAGACGATACGCGATCAGCGATGAGATCAATCGGGTGTTCAATGCCCTCATCATACACATCAGCTCTCGCGCTGGTTGCCCCAAGGTTTGCTGCATGTGCCAGCGCCGTTTTCAGACGACTCGATAGGTGACCACTTGTATCAGCGCGTCTCATGTCCACGCCCATCTCGATATGAATTGAGTCAGCGTCAGCCCCATTCATCATCTGCATCAAGCCTCGGGTGAACTCGTCATCGTTGTACATTTCGGGATTAGCCGGACGTGGAATGACGAGCTTAATGCGTTTGAGCGTTATGTCCCTGCTCATCAGCCGCCGAGCTGCGTCCGGCTCCAGAACCGGTCCAGCAAAAACAGAGGTGGACCACATTTCGCTTAAAAATCGAGCAAATTGTGCTGCGGTATTACCATGCGTGTTGCGACACCAGGCCAAGATCTGACGTCGGGGATAAAATACAAAAAAATTCTTCTCAACGAGCCCTTGGTCAGCTTCCAGTTCGATCTCCTCAGCGTCCTCTCCAGCAGCGCCAATTTCGGGAAGGTCGCTGGTTCTGAATTTTCTAAACTGGCCAGCATAGGTCGCTCCAGCGCCTCGACCCCTTTTCACCATCTTCCAAATTTCTCGGGTGTAGCCCGCCACGCTTAGCGCTTGAGTTGTTTCTCCATCATCATCGACGATGTCTGTGAAACCGCTCTCAACTGACGGAATGTCAGCAGTTGGCTGCACAGACATCTGAAAGAAATCAATGTGATAAACCTTGTCCTGTAATACATCTACCATGAAACACCCCGTCCCTAAGTATCTCCACGTGTCGGAGACTGAAAAATACAGCGAATCACCAGCACGGCTGCGCCATGCATAACGTAGCTCTACACGAAGAGCCCGCTCAAAATTTCATCAACGCCCTAACCACCACCCCGATGATCCGGCAGTCGGGTCCAAACGCCTCCATCGGGTAATTCCCGTTCAATGGCTTGAGGAACCTTCTGCCTCCGTCATCGACAAGTTTCTTGAAGGTCGCCCTGCTGCAATCGCCCAATTTGGCAACGACTAGCTTGCCAGAATGAACCTCGGCCTCAGTGTCAACCAGAATTAGACTCCCCTCTGGCACGCTTTGCCCCACCGAAGATGTCATTGAGTCACCTTTAACTTCAAGCCAAAAAGCAGGACCTTTAGAGGTGTAGTCAGACAATTCATAATCATTCGAGAGGCCAGCCGGATATCGCGCAACTGCCTCGTCCCAGGTTCCGGCCGATTCCCAAGAGATGACCGGATACCGAAACATCACGTATGGCGGGGGAGACGGCTCAGCGCTCAATGCTTCCCCCCCAGCTCCAGACAGCATTTCTCCTATACCGTCAGAAAGCCAAATTGCGCTCACACCACACACGTGAGCGAGCTTCGCCAAATGTGCGCTTTGAAGGTTTTTTCCGGTTTCCAGTTGAGAGATTACTGGCTGCTCTACACCTGCCTTCACTGCAAGTGCTTTCTGCGTCAGATGCCCGTGCTTGCGGGCCAGCTTCATTCGATCAGCAAGTGTATTCATATTCGGAAATTTATAAGTTCGCTTATTCGCTTGCAAATAAGTGTGCTTCTTCTTAGGATATAAGCATGCTTATCATGAGGCTCATGCATGACACCTATCGAAAAGCTCGTTGACTTTTTCGGCGGGCAAACCAAAACAGCGATTGCCTTGGGCTGCACGCAAGCAGCCGTCTCGTACTGGGTCACGGGCGTCCACTCGATGACTGCTCAAAGAGCATTCAAGGCTGAGGAGCTTACTGGGGGGGTGATCACAGCGCGTGAACTGTGCTCCTGCCCACTTAGCTCGGTCGAAGCTGCTTGACCACCAATATTGCCCCGAAGAATGCGCGTGCCTAATACCGGGAGACGTTCGTTAGCACTCCATTTCGCCGCGGAAAAAAGCGGCCTCCAAAAGTCAGCCCCGTCCAAAGCTCCCCGTCAAGAAACGGGGAGCGGGGCGAGCGACTCCCCGTACGAGGAAGTTGATAAAGCGTTTCATCGCAGCCGATTGGATGAAAACACCGTTCAGTAGCAGGCAAACCAATGATCGTGCATCTGCAAGCGCCCCACCACGCGAGAAAAACAGAGGTTTCGCAATGGAAAATTTTGAAAGAACGCTTCACCGCGAGGTAAAGGCCGGCGGCGGTACCGCGCTGGCCAAGCGTATAGGCGTCAACGAAACGCGACTGCTGGATTGCGCAAATCCAAACAGGGAGGCGCATCGCATGAACCTGGAGATGTTCGGCCAGGTGCTCACGCATCTGTCCGACGCCGGGCGCCGTAGCGTGTTGGCTGCACTGGCGAACGAGTTCGGCTTCGACATCGTTCCCAGAGTCACGCCGCCGCCTCAGGCCCTGACCGCGTCGTTGATCAACGTTGGCAAAGAAGTCGCCGATCTGACGATCGCGGTTCACCAGGCACTGGGCGACAACCACGTCAGCACCTTCGAGAAATCCCAGATCCGCGTCGAGATCGACCACGTTCGCAAGAGCCTGGACGTGATGGACGCGTCGGTTCGGGCAGCCTGAATTTCAGACATAAAAAAACCGCCGGGCAGGGCGGTTTCTTCAGAACGGTTAGCGAGAAAAATCATGACAAACATCGTCTCCTTTGACAAGTCCCGAGGGTTTACCCGGATGGACAACGATTTGATAGACGCCTTGATGGCCATCGACTTGCCAGGCCGGGAGCTGAAGGTCGCGCTGTTCATCGCCAAGGCCACGATCAATTTCCAGACGGGTGCGTTACGGATCAAGGCTACGGACGTCGCTAAAGCCACCCACTTGCATCCTGACGTCGCATCCAAGGCGATCAGTCATCTGCTCAAGCGCAGGGTCATCTATCGAGAGGGTGGGTCGCGCGGTGAAATCGGGCTTGGCGACACGAAGGAGTGGGTTTATGCCGAACGTCCGAGTCGGATCAACCGGTCTGACTCGGATCAAATGGGCCGAGTCGTACTTTTCGCGAGTCAGACCAAAACCGACGACTCCCTTCTCTATTCCAAGAAATCTAACCCCAAAGTAACTCTTCCTTCGGAAGAGGTTACTTGCTCCCCACAGCAGCCGTCGGCTGAGAAAATCGAGCGCAAGAAACCGTTCGGCAAGCGCGACATGCTCGCTGCCAACCCCCACGGCATTCCCGAGCCGCTGCTGGACGATTACCTCGCCGTGCGGAAGGCCAAGCGGGCGCCGATCACCTCTCGCATCTGGTCTGCCCTGAACACTAAGCTCGCCGGCTGCAAGGCTTTCGGAGTGAGCGCCGAGCAGGCGCTGACCATCGCCGTCGACTCAGGGTGGCAGGGCTTCGAGGTGGAGTGGGTCACTCGCCGCATCGGCGTTCACGCCCACGCCGCACCGTCCCGCCACACCATGCTCGGCCAGATCGATCACCACGCCAACCTCGGGGAGGCGAATGCCGATGGCTCGTACCGCATCTGAAGTCGTGAGCCTGGTTGGGACGTTGGGCCAGGTGCTCAAGTCCGAAAAGCGCAGCTGCGCGACCCACGGCGACTACACCGATCACCTGACCGGTTTGGGCAAAGCCCGGTCCGCTGCCTGGCATGGCTGCAACCGCTGCAATGCGGCAAACCGCGCCGAAGACACGCGCCGGGAACAGCAACGGCTGATTCGCGACAACTTGCGGCGATCGATCGAGGGCCGGGTAGGGCGCTCCTGCATTCCGCGCCGTTTTTCGGACCGCTCACTGGCTGGATTCCGTGTTGACGGGGAAGGGCAAGCCAGCGCGCTGCGGATCTGCACGGATTACGCCGAGAACTTCCCCGCGCATGCTCGAATGGGCCGTAGCCTGATGCTTCTCGGAACCGTGGGCACGGGGAAAACTCACTTGGCGACGGCGATCGGCAATCACGTCATACGCCGCTTGGGGATGACGGCGCTGTACCTGACCGCCAGTTCGGCCTTCCGCCACGTCAAGGCTTCCTTCGGCAGCGATAGCCCCCACACCGAGTCGCAGGCCTATGCGCTGTTCGAGTCCCCGGACCTGCTGATCCTCGACGAGGTGGGCGTCCAGAGCGTGACCGAGTTCGAGAGGACGGTGATGTTCGAACTGTTCAACTCACGCTACGAGGCGATGAAACCCACCATCGTGATTTCCAACCGTGGCAGGGACGAGCTGCCGATCTACATGGGCGATCGCGTCGTGGATCGACTGCGCGAGAACGGCGGAAAGCTGGTGCTGTTCACTTGGGAGTCGCAGCGCGGCAAGGAGAGTGTTTGATGGCTGACTATTCGAAGTTGAGGGCGCTGGCTCAGAAACAGGTCAACCCCGCGAACTGGTTTCAACCTGGCGAAGTGGTCGCGGGCATAGAGCCTGAAGACCTGGAGTACATCGCGGCCGCGGACCCCGCAGTGGTGCTTGAGCTGATCACCGAAGTCGAAGCGCTGCGTGCGCAGACCCAGACCCAGACCCAGACCCAGACCCAGCCCCTGCAGGCTGCACCATGACTGAATTCGCACTCAAGTCGCCCGCCGACATCGCCCGCATCATGGGCTACCTGCACGGCACCGATCTGTCCAAGCCAAAGCTGGTTGTGATCAAGGACGAGAAACGCCCGGACATCAGCAATCGCAAGATGTGGGCGATGCTGCGCGACGTGTCACAGCAGGTGGATTGGTACGGCAAGAAGCTCTCGGATGAGGACTGGAAACACGTCTTCAGTGCTTCGGTCGAGAAGCAACGCGCTGTGCCCGGGCTCGACGGCGGGTTTGTCGTTCTCGGCATCTCCACCCGCAAGCAGTCGCAGCAGTGGTTCAGCGATTTGTTTGAAGTCATGCATGCGTTCGGCGCGGAGCATGGGGTGCGGTGGACGCAGGCTGATCTGTGGGGTGGCCGTTATGACTGAGTTGGGCAAGGTCTTCCATCAGGCCGGCGCCATGCTCGCGCGCCTTCATGACTTGCCTCCCGGCCGCCGATGGTCTGGAGGTGAGTTGTGATCGGACAGGCAGCAAAGAAGTCGCTGCTGACGCGCAGGAAGCGCCAGTGCGCCAATCCCGTATGCGCTGCTGAGTTCGTTCCGTTCCAACTGGGCCAGAAGGTGTGCACTTGGCAGTGCGGCCTGGCCATCGCCGTTACGCACCAAGACAAAGCTCGCAAGTCGCTCGCCCAGGTCGAGCGCCGGAACATTAAGGCCCGCAAGGAAAAGCTGAAGTCGAGATCCGAGCACATGAAGGACACGCAAACAGCCTTCAACGCCTGGGTGCGTGCCCGTGACGCCGGGCAGCCTTGCATCAGCTGCGGCCGCTTTCACCAGGGCAAGAACGACGCAGGGCACTACCGCACAGTCGCGAGCGCGCCAGAGCTTCGCTTCGAGCCGCTGAATTGCCATCTGCAGTGCTCGCCATGCAACACGCACAAGTCGGGCGACATCGTGAACTACCGGATCAGCCTGGTGCAGCGCATCGGCGCGGAGAAAGTCTCATGGCTTGAAGGCCCACATGCGCCGAAAAAATACACGGTCAGTGATCTGAAGGCGCTGACCACTCAGTACCGGGAACTGACCAGAGCATTGAAGAGGGGAGCAGCATGAAGATTTTTTCCGCACGTCAGGCGTGGCATGACTGCACTTATAACCCGGCGCCGGGGCAGAGTTCGGAGGTGGTACAGCTCGGCGTCGTCGTCCAGAGCACGAAGCGCGGACCTACGGCGAACCACGCCATCCACAGCGCGCTGGCCGGGCACATCCAGTCGGCGATCGCCAAGCTACATCCCCAGGTCCGCGTGTTCGGCGAATACATGTACGCCGCCAACCGGGACGACGATATCCGTGAGGCGGCGGAGGAGGTCGTGTTTGGCATGGTGCTCTCGAAGTCCAAGCGCATGACCGCGGCCAAGCGCGAGAAGCTGGGGTACGTGGTGAAGGGCGTGATGTGCCGGTACCGCTACATGCACCAGGGCGGGCAGTCGGCGAATCAGGATCCGCTGATTAAACCGGAGGGGTTTCGTGGTTGGCTGATGGCGGAGTATGGCGTGCGCCTTGAGTCGTGTAACTGGGACCGCGATTGGCAGTGCTTTGTGATGTTGGCTTTTGATTGCTGCGAGGACCTGGATCGCATGGCGTTGAGCCCAGTAGGGGCGGTGATCTATTCGATGAAGGCGGCCGCTTGACTTCATGTGCGGCTGAGGGCATCATTTTGTCACATTGAGTATTTTGCCTACGGCAAGTTGCTCAGGAATACCCCGCCAACGAGCGGGGTTTTTTTATTGCGGAAGCTTTATGCAGGACGGGGTTTCTTCTTCAGCAGGGCCACGGAGTTTTCGATAAAGAACTTTCCGTACATGACAATATTAAATCCCCACAACGCGCAGTTTGAAATTTCTGCTCTAGACGGATCGCCCGATGCTGTACGAAACTCGTACCAGACATAGAGGCCGATTAGAACCATGCCGAGCTGCACTATAGCGATTAACCATTTCCAGAATGTGAGACGCACTTCGCTCGAAACCGTCAAGAGCCCGAGTAATAGTGCAAGTACTCCTGCTGCGCCGCCAAAGATGCCGCCTAGCTGATTCGCCGTTTCCATCATCCGACCTCCTGCACTGCGGCTAGGCGCTTACTCAAGACCGCTAGCGCAGCCTCAACTTCCCCCACATTTGATTCGTGCAGGAAATTGACTAGTCGAGCACCTTGGATTTGGCTTACCCCGAGTGCATGGGAGAGGTCACCTTTGCCCATTCCCAGTTCTATTATTGCGTTCCACAGCGCGATCTTCAGTACGGTCGCAGCCGGAAGATGAACGATATGCTCTCCGTCTTCGGGAGGAGTTGCCGTAGGAATCGCCCTGTACTCATCGACATAGATCGACAATGTGCTTTCGACGCCATCCACGGCCTGAGTCATTGCGTGCTGCTCGTCATTCCCATAGCTGCTGAACTGCGGAAGGTCGCGGCAGTACACGGCAAGCCCAGGTGCCATGTCTTTCTCGAATCGAACGGCGTAGTTGTACATGTTTGCTCCTCGCGGGTTCGCTCAGCGTCGTGGCACCTCTAGGCCTCTTTACTGGACGCTGAAATGCATCACCAACTTCATGTTGGGATGAGTGAATTACACACCAAAGTTGTGGTGCCTGAACAGTTATATGGCGCCGCTATGCATGCCTGTACGGAGTCGAGCGCATGGAGTTATTTCACCGCCTGCTCGACAAGCTCGACTGGCTTATTGCAGGTCTGATGGGGGCAATCGTCGCCAGCTGGTGGCACAAGGACGACCTCAAAGACATCTGGTCCTGGGTAATTTTTCTCGTCACCGGGATCGCCTGCGCGTTCTACCTCACCAGCATCGTGTGCGACCAGCTTGGCGTCGTCGACTCCAGCGATGTAGCGGGCGTCGCGTTTCTGCTCGGCGCCTTCGGCGGGTCGCTTATGGCGGCGACCAACCGAGCTATCAAAGCCGCTGACCTTTGGGCGCTGATCCGTCAGCGGTTTGGGGGAGGTAATCCACCATGAACCTCGAACTGATCAACTCTATCGCGTGCGGGCTAATCGCGCTGTGGGCTACCTGGTGCGTGTTGAGCGGAAAGGTGCGCGACGGGATCATCGGCAAGATCATCTATTCGGCGATCGCTATCAGCGGATTCGTCGTGATGTCGCGCAACCAGACATTGTTCATCGGCGCGACGAATGCCGAGCTGACGTTTCACGCGTCCCTCTGCCTGGCTGGAATGCGGCATATGTTCATGGTCACTTACTGGCCAGCAGTGAAGAAGTGGATCTGCTGGAAGCTGGATTGCGAACGTTGCGCCCGCGACCCTCGCTTCGGCGTGCACTCGAAGCGGGGTCATCGTTGTAGGGAGCGGTGATCCATCAATGCCCGGTGAGATAAGCAACATGGCAAGGGCAGCGAAGCCTTTCAGAGTTTTTTTACTGTACTGGTGTGGCATGGAAGATACCTTGTTGAGTGATCAACGATTCAGTCTCCCCATTTTCCGATCTGCCGCCACTCAACCCGGAGCTTTTGCATCCAGCCCTTGCCACGTCGTGCTTCCAGACCCGTACAGCTGCGAGGTCGTTAGCGGCACTTCAGATATTCCCGTGATAGCAAGCCTGCAGCGACGCTTGATAATCCTTCATCATCTCTTGCAGCGCGCCTAAATTCCCTGAGGGAGTACCGCTTGAAGCGACCTCAACGGTAATTGCCAAGCTGTCCACCTTGGCTTGGATGGGAATGCAACGATCATTTTTTAGGCGCTGTAATGTGGCCTGCGTCGATTGGAGTTGCGCTTGCTGCGCTTCGTAGGCTTGCCGCCACTCTTTGAGATTTTGCAGTAGGTCTTTATTAGACTCTCGATATTCCTGATTTCTCTCTGTCAGCGAGGTCAGGGCTGTTTCCTGTTGTCCGTATTTAACGCCCATGGTTGCAACCGATGCTAATGCTGAGCCGAGAAGCGTGAACGCTCCCACGGTAAGCCAGCTTGGGCGACTGTTTGGAGTTGCGGTGTCTTCGCTCATGGCGCGGTCCTTGTCCGATGATAAAAGACTCAGTTTATCCACGGGCCAGTCTGAATAGAACAACATGGAGGGGCAGTTGAATGGAAAGACCGTTGCCGCCGCCCGCACGTCTGCAGAGCTCTGAACCTTGGACGCCCGATATCCGGTTCAGCCTGGCATCCGAGGTCTGGCAATGGGCCCAAACCGAAATCCTCGCCGACACCGGCAGCATCCATAACCCAGATCACGCCCACCTCATCGACGCTGACATCGCCGTCATGTGGGCATCGTCCAGCTTCGAAAAGGCGGGCCGCCGCGTATTGGGCCAGGCCGAACAGGTCGCCTTCCGCGCCGGTGGTTGGCAGAAGGCACGCATGGAACAGCAGATGCGTGACTGGTTCGGCGATGTGCCGGCCTTCATCATCACTCTGGCCGCTGATTACTGCTCGACGTGCAGCGACACCGAGTTCTGCGCCTTGATCGAGCACGAGCTGTATCACTTGGCTCACGCCACCGACAAGTACGGCCAGCCTGCCTTCACCCAGGAAGGCGGACCCAAGCTGAAACTCCAGGGCCATGACGTCGAAGAGTTCGTCGGTGTAGTCCGCCGCTATGGTGCAAGCACTGAGGTTCAGGCTCTGGTCGATGCAGCAAATAAACCCGCCGAGGTGGGCAAACTGAATATTTCGAGGGCCTGCGGAACCTGTCTACTCAAGTCTGCCTGACCCCTGACAGACCCCAGACGGAATCCAGCCTATGGCCACCCTGAACAACGAGGTGAAGGCCTTTATCGTTCAGGCCTTGGCGTGCTTCGACACCCCCTCACAGGTCTCGGCCGCCGTCCGAGAAGAATTCGGCATTGAGGTGCCCCGGCAGAAGTGCGAAGCCCATGACCCGACCAAGCGTGCCGGACGAGATCTGGCCAAACGCTGGGTCACGCTTTTTGAGGACACCCGAAAGAGGTTCCGCGAAGAGACTGCCGATATCCCGATCGCCAATCGTGCGTATCGCCTGCGCGCCATGAACAGGTTTGTCGAGCGCGCCGAGACCACCAAAAACATCGGGCTCGCCATGCAGATCCTTGAGCAGGCCGCGAAAGAAGCAGGCGACATGTACGTCAACCGGCAGAAGAAGGCCGATGCAGACGATGAGCCCGTTGTCCCAACCGCAGTGTCGGTTCATGTGATTGACGCGAGGAAGCGGGATGCCGAGCCTGAACGTTCCCCAGGCTGACTTCCTGCAACTGCCGCACAAGTTTCGCGGATTCGTCGCAGGGTTCGGTTCTGGCAAGACGTGGGTGGGCTGCGCGGCGCTGTGCAAGCACGTCTGGGAATGGCCGGGCATCAACTCTGGCTACTTCGCTCCGACGTATCCGCAGATCCGCGACATTTTCTTCCCGACCATCGAGGAAGTTGCCTACGACTGGGGCTTGAAGGTTCGCACCAAGGAAAGCGATAAAGAGGTCGATTTCTACAGCGGCAGGCAGTACCGCAGCACGACGATCTGCCGGTCGATGGAGAAGCCGCAAACCATCGTCGGCTTCAAGATCGGGCACGCGCTGGTCGACGAGCTCGATGTGTTGCCGTCGCTCAAGGCGCAGCATGCCTGGCGCAAGATCATTGCGCGGATGCGCTACGACGTCCCCGGTCTGAAGAATGGCGTCGACGTCACGACGACGCCGGAAGGCTTCAAGTTCGTGTTCCAGCAGTTCGTCAAACAGCTGCGGGAGAAACCGGCGCTGAGCGGTATGTACGGCCTAGTGCAGGCGAGCACGTTCGACAACGAGCTGAACCTGCCGGACGACTACATACCGTCGCTGATGGAATCTTACCCGGAGCAGTTGATCCGGGCTTATCTGAACGGCCAGTTCGTCAACCTGACGTCGGGGTCGATCTACCACGCGTACGACCGCAAGCTGAACCATTGTTTCGACACCGTGCAGGCGGGCGAGCCGCTGTTCATCGGCATGGACTTCAACGTCGGCAAGATGGCAGCGATCACCCACGTGAAGCGCGATCAGGGCATGCCGCGCGCGGTCGACGAGTTCACCAACGGCTACGACACGCCGGACATGATCAAGCGCATCAAGGAACGGTACTGGCGCTACAACGGCAACACCTTTGAAAAGACCTGTGAGATTCGGATCTACCCGGACGCGTCTGGCGACTCGCGCAAGTCGGTGAATGCCAGCCTGACCGATATCGCCATGCTCAAGCAGGCGGGGTTCACGGTCATTGCGCCGGCCGCTAACCCGCCGGTGAAAGACCGGATCAACGCGATGAACGCCATGTTTTGCAACTCCCAGGGCGAGCGCCGCTACCAGGTCAACCCTTTCACGTGCCCGACCTACGCTGATGGCCTCGAGCAGCAGATCTGGGCGCCCAACGGGGAACCCGACAAGAGCCAGGGCAACGACCACGCGAACGACGCGGGCGGCTACTTCATTCACAAAGACTTCCCGATCATTAAACCGGTCACCACCTTGAACATGGGGTTCGCACGCTGATGGCCAACGACGTCACCTTCACTCGCCCGGAGTACGACGCGGCGAAGAGCCGCTGGCGGCTAGTGCGTGATGTCTGCAAGGGATCGGAAACCATCAAGGCGGCTGGCGAGGGGTATCTGCCCAAGCCCAATGCCCACGATCTCAGCGACGAGAACAAGGAGCGGTACAAGGGCTACAAGGCGCGCGCGGTGTTCTTCAACGCCACCGGCCGCACCAAACACAGCTTGGTCGGCGCGGTGTTCCGCACTTGGCCAACGCTGACGCTGCGGGGTGCGCTCGATTACGTTTCCCGGGATATCGACGGCCAGGGCGTCAGCATCTACCAGCAGTCCCAGTCGGTGATCGGGCATCTGCTGGAGGTGGGACGCCATGGCCTGTTGGTGGACTACGCCGCTGTCGAGGCTGGCAGCGTCAGCAGAGCGGATGAAATCGCCGGCCGCGCTCGATCAAGCGTCAGCAGCTACCCGGCCGAGGCCATCCGAAACTGGAAGACCCGTCGAGTGGGTGGGCAGCATCTGCTGAGTCTTGTCGTGCTGCGCGAGAGCGTAGATGTCGACACCGAGGACGGGTTCGGCAGCGAGCAGGTGACCCAGTATCGCGTGCTCCGGCTCGACGCCGCGGGCATCTACACTCAGGAGATCTGGCAGCAGGGGAAATCAGCGACCGAGCTGGTCACGCCTCCCTTCGCGCCGCTGAACGGATCAGGCTTGCCATGGACAGTGATCCCGTTCCAGTTCCTCGGGAGCGAAAACAACGACACCAGCATCGACGATTCGCCGCTGTACGACATGGCCGAGGTCAACATCGGCCATTACCGCAACAGCGCCGACTACGAAGACGCGGCGTTCCTGATGGGCCAGCCCCAGGTGTTCATGGCCGGGCTGGACGAGCAGTGGGTCAAGCTGCTGGAAGAAAAGGGCATCTACTTCGGCTCCCGGGCGATCCTGCCACTGCCGGCGAATGGCTCGGCGGGCATTCTGCAGGCCCAGGCCAACACCATGATCAAGGAGGCCATGGACGCCAAGGAAGAGCAGCTCGTCGCCCTCGGCGCGCGACTGATCGAGCGTGGCAGCGCGGTGAAGACGGCCACCCAGGCCGACAGCGACAGTGCCGCCGAACACAGCGTCCTCTCGCTCGTGGTCAACAACGTCAGTGAGGGTTACACGCAGTGCCTGGCATGGATGGTCGAGTTCACCGGTGCAACCGGCGGGGCCGAGTACAAGCTGAATCAGGATTTCACGCAGATCAGCCTCGACGCCAACATCATGGCCGGGCTGTTCAACGCCGTGCAGGGCGGCCGCCTGCCGGTGACTGACTTCTGGCAGTACCTGCGCGATCGCGGGGTCATCAACCCCGAGAAGGATGACGACCAGATCCGCGATGAGCTCCAGACCGATGCCACCGCTTTGGATCTGGATGACGATACTGGGATGAAAGATGATGGCCGCCAACCAAGCGATCCTTGACGCGACCTTGCGGCATGCGGTCTTCCTGGAACAACTGAAGTCGGGCGAGGTTGAAAAGTTTGCGCCATTTCTGAAAGAGATCGACCGCAGTCTCCGCGACCGCCTGGGCAAGGCCGATCTCACTGAGTACACGGCAGCACGCCTTGAGCGTCTGCTGAAGGAAGTCGACAGCCTGTTGCTCGGCATCTTCGGGCGGTTCAGCGAGCAGCTGCATCTCGACCTGGTGGACATCGCCAACTACGAGGCACAGTTTGAAGCGACCAGCCTGACACGGGCTGCGCCGCCCAGCATCACGTTCGATGCGGCGTTGCCCGGCACTGCGGCAATCCGCGCCGCCATCCTCACTAACCCGCTGAGCGTACGCGGCGCTGACGGCGGCAAGCTGCTCAGCTCATTTATCGAAGGCTTTACCTCAACGGAACGTCAACGCCTCACAGGTGCGATCAGGCAGGGCTTCTTCGAAGGCCAGACCAACTTCCAGATCATCAAGAACATCCGCGGGACCAAGGCGCTCAATTACAACGACGGCATCCTGGCCACGACTCATCGCAATGCCGGCTCGGTTGTTCGCACGGCGGTCCAGCACGTGGCCACGCAGGCACGGATGGAGACGCTGAAGGCAAACGGCGAGGTGGTGCTGGCGGTGGAGTGGGTCAGCACGCTGGACTCGAACACCACTGTGCAGTGCAGGACGCTGGATGGTCGACGCTTCAAACTGACCGAAGGGCCACGGCCGCCGATTCACATCAACTGCCGTTCGACGGTGGTGGCGATCACCCGATTCAGCGCGCGGTTTTCCAAGGACGGCACGCGGGGCTCGGTCGGGGGCATCGGTGCAGGGCAGGTCAGGGCTGATCTCAGTTATTACGAATGGTTGGTGCTGCAGCCGGCGGCGTTTCAGGACAGAGCGATCGGGCCGGTGCGCGCGAAGCTGTTGCGCGATGGAGGGCTCAGTGTCGAGCGGTTCTCCGAGCTGCAGCTGGGCCGAAATTTCGCGCCGTTGGCGCTTCAGCAGATGAAGGCTCTCGAGCCCCTAGCATTTAAACGCGCCAGCCTCTGATTTCAGGATTCTGAGCATTGTTTACGCTCGTCCTGGAACGACTGCATGTGTTCGATATAACTCTTATTCCATCCGCTGAACGACCCGCGCGCGGCGTCGATGGCTTTTTCCTTTTGCTCATCGGTATGAGCAATAAGACCAGCGTAAACAGTCGCTGCGATTCTCAGTGCCACGACATTGAGATCAGCAGGTGCATAGGCAGTGAGCGCAAAGGCTGATCGAATGACCTGCTTGGCCGGCTCTCTCGGGATTTCGTCAGCAGACCCGGACGATCCAAAAGATCCCAGAAAGATGCCCATATCACCGAGCAAATCCTCCGCCTTCTTGCGCGTGATCATCTCTCTTTCGTCCACGCGCTTTACGCAGCTTTCGACTCGGCTGAGTTTTGCTGATGAAACGAGGGCGTATGCACCAAATGCCGCACCGGCCAATGTTGCGAGAGCGGCAATGGCAGCCACGAGCAAGTTGTTCGAGGCTGGTGCGGGGTTTCTGTTGTAGTCAGCCGTATCTCTATTTGTATCTTTCATGCGGACCGGAACGCGCATTCCGCAACCTCTTTTAATGATTCGGGTTGACGACTTTACCCGGATTTCTACTTAGCAGGCAGGGCCTGCGCCATCGTCTCTGGGAGACACCCAATGTTGAAATTCCAACTCGACACCCTCGATGGCGTCGACGGATCCGTGCGCCCGCTCTACACCGAAAAAGACGGCAAATTCGTGCTGGCGGTCGATGGCTTGCCACAACCGGAAGACGTGACCGGCCTGAAAGCCAAGGTCGATGAGTTGCTGGGCGAGAAAAAAACCGCTGAGAAGGCGCGCAAGGACGCCGAAGAAACCGCCCGGTTAGAGCGCGAGGAAGCTGCTCGCAAATCCGGCAACGTCGAAGAACTTGAAAAGTCCTGGTCGGAAAAGTACGACCGTCTTCAAGCCGAGCTCGGCGGCCAGCTGGAGCAGGAACGGACTGGGTTGCACGGCCAGATCAGGGATCTGACCGTGGGACGCACGGCGACCGACATCGCTGCAACACTGGCCATCCCCGGCAGTGCGGAAGCGCTGTTGCCTCACATCGAACGCCGCCTGAGCGTCGAGCAGCGTGAAGGTAAGCCTGTCGTCGTTGTTCTCGACAAGCAGGGCAAGCTCTCCGCCTCCACCCTGGACGAGCTGAAAGCGGAGCTCGCCAATAACCCTGCGTTTGCGCCACTGATCGCAGGTAGTAAGGCATCGGGCGGTGGGGCCGCCGGTGCAAAAGTTGTCGGCGGGGCCGCGCTCAAACGTTCCGAAATGTCCTCCGTCGCCAAGCGTGAATACATCACCGCGCACGGGCAGGACGCCTACCTCAAATTGCCCAAATAGGGAGTAACCCATGGCGACCACCGTCAACACGGACATGATCGTTTACAACGACCTTGCTCAAACCGCGTACCTGGAGCGCATTCAGGATGTCATCGATGTGTTCAACGCATCTTCCAACGGAGCGCTGGTGCTCGACAATGAGCTGATCGAGGGCGATCTGCGCAAGCGCGCGTTCTACAAACTCGGCGGGGCCATCGCGCACCGTGATGTGAACTCGACTGCGGCGGTCGCCGGCCAGAAGATTGGTTCCGGCGAAGTCGTCGGCGTGAAAGTCCCGTTCAAATACGGCCCGTACGAAACGACCGAGGAGGCGTTCAAGCGCCGGGCACGTTCGCCGGAAGAGTTCTCGGAGCTGGTCGGCCAGGATTACGCCGACGCGGTGCTGGAAGGCTACATCCAGTACGCCATGGCCGCGCTGAAGGCCGCCATCGGCGCAAACCCCAACATGGTCGCCTCGGCCAGCTTCGCAACGGACGGCAAGAAAGCGCTCACCAAGGGCATGCGTAAATTCGGTGACCGCTTCGGCCGCATCGCTCTGTGGACGATGGACTCGGCGACGTACTTCGACATGGTCGACCAGGCCATCACCGAGAAGGTGTACGAAGAGGCCGGCGTCGTCATCTACGGCGGCCAGCCCGGGACCATGGGCAAGCCGGTTCTGGTGTCCGACACCATCCCGGCCGAAACCATCTTCGGCTTGCAGGCCGGAGCGATCAAGATCACCGAGTCTCAGGCGCCCGGCTTCCGCTCGTACAACATCGACAATCAGGAAAACCTGGCGATGGGCTTCCGCGCTGAAGGCACCTTCAACCTCGATCTGTTGGGCTATAGCTGGAAAGACTCCACCGGTGGGGTGAACCCAAACCTGGCATCTGTCGGCAGCGGTGCCAACTGGAGCAAGTACGCGACCAGCGACAAAGTCACGGCCGGTGTTCTCATCGATCTGTCCGTCCCGGAAGCCGGCGGAGGCGAATAAGCCATCAACCCGCGGCTTTCACGAGCCGCATTGGAGCGCGTCATGGAACTCGTTTACACCTCTCAAAAATTAAACTTCGACCCCGCCAAGCGCTACCGCAATCCTGAATACTTCGAGCGGCCGGAAGCCGGTGTCGCGAAGGTGACGCTCATCGGCGACTGGCCTGCGGTGGCAGAAGCGTACAAAGCCGCGAATGTCGAGGTCGCCATCGTGAAAACGGCGACGCCGAAAAAGGCCGCGGGGAATAAGCCAGCCGTTAAACGCATCTTCACGGTCGCGGAGATAGCAGACGGCAAGTGGGCGCTGAACGCCGACGGCAAGGTGCTCGGCGACCCGTTTGATTCGCAGGACCTGGCTGAAGCAGAAGCAAAACGACTGGCTGAGGCGGAATGATACATGCTCATCATTGAAGACGGCGCCGGTGTGCCGGACGCGGAGAGCTTTGCCTCGGCCGCAGAACTGGTTGTTTACGGTGGGAAGTATGGCGTAACGCTGCCCATGGAGGAGGCCGCGCAGGAGGCGCTTTTGCGTCGGGCCGCTTTGGTGATGGAGGGCCTGAGCTGGAAGGGCAGGAAGGCGTCAGGGGATCAGGCTCTGGCCTGGCCTCGGCGCGGTGTCGAGCTGGATTGTGAGATCAAACCCGACAACCTCATCCCAGCCCGGATTAAGTTCGGCCAAATGGCACTTGCTGCAGAGATCCACGCGGAGGATATCGACCCGATCGACCAGCGCAAAGGCGCGGTGACTAAGGAGAAGGTGGATGGCGCTGTCGAGCGTGAGTACGCGACTATTGGCATTACCAGCCGCCGACTGGTGCCAGCGGCAGCCGAGCGACCGAGTGCTACGCAGTTCGCGACCTACTTAAACGGACGAAGGCTGTTCGTAGTCAGGGCTTAATCGTTGAAGTCGTGAACCAGCAGCTGATGGTGGAATAACTTCAGCAAGCTCTCATCGCCTTTAGCGATGGCGCCTGCCAGTGCATGCATTCTGAGAACGGAAATTTCGCTGAATGTCTCGCATAACGGGACGATATCGTTTTTCAGCTTTTCAGTGATTCTGCTGGCTACAGTTCCCGCGAGGGCCAGAGCAATAGCGTCCCTGGCCGCGAACTTCAGCAACAGCTTGTTCGCGCTGTTGCTCAACGTTGCGTCATAGAGATCGCCTGCTGCGCGCACAAGATGCTGGCGCTTTTCATCATTGGTCATCATCCCTCCAGCGGTTAGGCATATGAGCTTCTACGACGAGATGGCCGTAATGGCTTTAGATTTGATCACAGTTTTCGGTCAGCCAGTCACCCTTCGCGACACCATCAAAGGCGAGTACGACCCGGCCACCGGGAGCACCGGACCAGACACGATCGTCGAGCGCGCCGCCCACGGCATCCTACTCGATTTCACCGGTCAGGAATTCCAGACCAACAACCTGATCACCGCCGGCGACAAAAAGCTGAAGATCGCCGCGAGCGGGCTCAATGCGCCGCCAACGCTTCTCAGCAAAGCGGTCATCCAGGGCAAGACCTGGTCGATCATCCCCCCGCTGAAGGAGATCAACCCGGCGGGCACGCCCCTGTTGTACGAACTGCAGGTGCGCTCGTGAGCCGCGCGGGTACCGGGCGCTCCGGCAGCTTTGCCTTGAGCCTCGCCCGGTTCGCCGAGCAGGCCAATGAAGCCATCAACGCCAGCTTGCGCGAGATCATCATAGAAGTGGGCAACAGCGTGATCCGCATGTCGCCGGTCGGCAATCCGGAGATCTGGGCCGCGAACGTCGCGCACCGCGAACAAAACACGCGCGCCGCCGATGACTACGACTTCAAAGTGGCGGTGCGCAACACCGTCATCAATCTGGACGACAGCAACTTCACCAGGTCCGGCAAGCTCCGAAAAGGCGTCAAGTACGCCAAGCCACTCACCAAGGCGGAGAGGGTACAAAACTTCAACGTGAACGGTTTGGTCTCCGGCCGGGGCTACGTGGGCGGCCGCTTTCGTGGCAACTGGATGTTCAGCATCGGCAGCTCGGACAACACCACGACAGATCAGGTCGATCCGACCGGGCGTAACGCTTCGGCGCGCATCATGAACGGGGCGCTCGAGTTCAAGGCGGGGGAGACGGCCTACATCACCAACTCACTGCCCTATGCCATCCCTCTGGAATACGGCCACTCAACCCAGGCGCCCGGCGGCATGGTGCGCATCACCGTCGCGCGCTTTCGGCAGATCGTGCTGGAGGCCATCAGGAACAATCAGCTATGAGCCACAAAATCATTCGCTCGCTGTTCGAGCAACGCCTCACTGCGTGGGCCGCGGCGCGCAAGCTGCGCATCGCCTATCAGGGCGTCACCTTCAATCCGCGCCCAGATGAAACCTACCTCGCGGCCTTCACGCTGCCTGCCGGCACGAGCGCCAACACGCTGGCTGGCGACCACAGCGTCTATACCGGCGTGTTTCAAGTCAACATCATCACGCCCGCCGGCAACGGCGCCGGCGATGCGGAAGGGCTGGCGGACGAGCTCGCCGATCTGTTTCCCGTGTACCTGCGGCTGAGTCAGGCCGACTTCAGAGTCATGGTGCTGACCCCCGTCGAGCCGGGGCCTGCCGTCCAGGCTGAAAACACGCTCTCCGTTTACGCGTCGTTCCAATACCGCGCCGACGCCGACTAATCGCCCATGGGGCAACTCTCAACCTCGCCGCGTGCGGGGTTTTTCATTTCTGCACCAGGACAACAGCCAATGAGCGCGATTCTTCCCAACGGCGCGATCTTCGAGATTGCGGCCACAAACAGCCCGCCGACAGACTTCACTGCGATCACCAACGCCAAGCCGCCTGAGGTCACTGCGCCCGGCCACGGATTCACCGACGGCGACGTGCTGGTTGTGACGTCCGGCTGGACCCGTCTCAACGACAAGGTCGTGCGGGTGGCAGCCTCCACCGATGACACCTTCAGCCTGGAGGGAATCGACACCACGAAAACCACCGTTTACACCGCCGGGTCGGGCATCGGTGCGGTTCGCGCGGCCACCGGTTGGGCGCAGATCAGCCAGGTCACCGACAACAACAGTTCGGGCGGCGAACAGCAGTTCGCGACGTTCGGTTTTCTGGAGGAGTCGGACGATCGTCAACTGCCAACCACCAAGAACCCCATCACCCTGACCCTTACCGTCGCCGATGACGACAGTCTGCCGTACGTGGCACCTGTGGAAGCGGCGGATGACGATCGAGAGCCGCGAGTGCTGCGCCTGACCCTGCCAAACGGCGCAACCATCTACTACAACGCCTACGTGTCGATCACACCGACCCCGACGCTCACCCGCAACAACGTCATGGCCCGCGTCATCACCCTATCGTTGGCGTCCCGCCCGACGCGTTACAAGGGGGCTTGAGTCATGGCGACCAGGTTCAAGATTGCCCAGGCCGCGACGTTCAAAGCGGACGTCGAAATCCCCCGCGTCGGTGGCACCACGATTAAGGTGTCGTTCGAGTTCAGATACCGCGACCGCAAAGCGCTGGCGAAGCTGTTCGCTGGCTGGCAGCAGGCTGCAGAGCATGATCAAGAGCGCTTCAAGCAGAAGGGCGACGAGGTCACGTTGATCGACATCACCGACGCTCACATCGAGCGACAGATCGAGCAGGTCAGCGAGTTGGTCGTGGGCTGGGGCTTCGACGACGCGTTCACGCCTGACGCGGTTCGTGCGTTGGTGGAAACCTCCGCCGGCGCCGGCGATGCCATCGTCACGGCTTACCAAAATGCTTTCGCGGTAGCCCGCCTGGGAAACTGAGAACGGTCGCGCGCCTGATGTACGAGGCCGGGCCGTCCGACGCCGACCTCGCGGCTTTCGGGCTGACGCGCGCCGATGTTCCGGATGAAGAATTCGGGGTTTTTTCCGATGCCTGGCCGGCCTTCGTGACGTTCAACGCCTTGTCCACACAGTGGCGCACCGGCTTCGGGGGCGCCGTTGGCCTGGACTACGGCGTCATCGGCGACGTGGCCGCTTTCCTCGGCTTCACCAAAAAACAGACTGCCAGACTTTTTCCGGACCTTCGGGTGATGGAGGCCGAGGCGTTGCTCGTCATGAGCGAATTGAAATAGCGGAGCACGCATGTCGGGAACAATCGCAGAACTGGGCATCGCGGTTGACTCCGGGGATGCCCTCCGGGCCGCGGCCGATCTGGATAAATTGACAGAGGCCGGCAACAAGGCCGAGAAAGCCGCCGACGATGTCACGGCCGGCTTCAAAAAGACTGCCGATGCGGCAGACAAGCTGGCCGAAGCCGAGGCCCGGGCGGCGCAGGCCACGGCAGACGCAAAGGCTCGACTGCTTGAGACCGCCACGGCCTCGCTGAAGAACAGCGAGTATTACCAGCGGCTGACCACCAGCGTGACGGGCACTGCCACCGCGATGGATGCCAGCCGTGATTCGACCGCGAGCCTTGCCGCGCTACAGAAACGCCTTCAGGCCGAATCAGACGCGCTGGTGGGCACCAACCAACAAGCCGCCCGGTCTGCGAAAGATGCCGCTGCCGCTACGGGGGTTCAGGCTGACGGATTGCAGGCGCTGTTGGGCAAGATCAGCCCGGCAATGGCTGCACTGCAAAACCTCGACGACCAGCAAGAGCAACTTAACAAACATCGCAAGGCCGGGACCATTGGCGAGGACGAGTTCAAGACCTATTCGGCCGACATTGATGTAGCGCGGCACAGGATCAAAGGGCTGGGCGATGAAACGTCGACGTTCAGCCTCAAGACCAAACGCGCGCGGGAAAGTGTGCTCCAGTTGGGCAACGCGTTGGCTGAGGGCGATTTCCGCGTTGCGGCTCACAACTTACTCGAAATTGGAACAAGCGCCGGTGCTTCAGCCCTACGGCTGGCGGGCATGCTCGCGCCCATTGCTGCAGTGGGCGCGGTGGTGGCTACGCTGGGCATTGCGTACTACAAGGGCGCGGAAGAAGCCAACCAGTTCAACCAGTCGCTGATCACGACGGGCCATGCGGCGGGTGTCAGTGCCGGGCAGCTGGGTGCGCTTGCTCGGCAGGTCAGCGCAATCGTGGGCACCACCGGCGCCGCGGCCGAGGTACTGGCCACGCTGGCGGGCAATGGCAAGATCGCCGGGGAAAGTTTCGGTGCGATCACCCAGGCCGCTGTCGGCATGCAGGAGGCGACCGGCGCCGCAGTCAGCGCAACCATCGCTGAGTTTGTGAAGTTGGCAGACGACCCTGTCAAAGCCTCCGCCGCGCTCAACGAGCAATACCACTATCTGACGGCCTCCGTGTACTCGCAGATTGCCGCGCTGGAAGAGCAGGGCGATCACGCCGGCGCCGTCAAGCTTGCGACCGAGCAGTACGCGGACGCGATCAACGAGCGTACCCCGAAGATCCTCGAGAACCTGAGCATCTGGGAGCGCGCCTATCTGAAGGTGGCGAAAGCCGCTGATATCCTCGAAAACGTTGGTCGACGAGACCTCGACTCCGATATCCAGAACGCAAAGGCGAGTCTTCTCGAAGCGCAGAGCATGGACGGGCTGTTTCAGTCCAAAACGTCCAAGGATGCCCTTGTCGAGTTTCGCCAATCCCAACTGAATTATCTCGTGCTGCAGCGCGATGCCGAGGCCTCACGGACCGAATACCTGGGCAAACAAGCGCAGCTGGAGCAGGACTCAATCACGGCGATGGGCAAGGTCGATGCCCTGACGAAGTCGTCGCTGACGAACGAGCAGCGGCGCACCGAGGCCCTGCAGGACTACAAGAAGTCGCTCGACGCCATCCGTGAGACGGATCCGAACGACCCGCGGCTGGCGCAGTCGGCGATCGATAAGAACATCGCAAACATCAAGGACAAATATAAAGACCCCAAAGCCGCGACCACTCAGCCGGACCTGACCGGGTTCAACGATGCTCAGAACCGCCTGAAGTCGATCACTGGTCACTACCAGAACCTGGAGAAGGAACTGGAAGCGGCTCAGAAAGCTGGCCTGGTTTCTGCCAAGTCCTACAGCAGCCAGCGAATCGCGATCGCAGAGCAGCAAAAGGGCGACGTGACGGCCGTGTATGAAGCTGAGATCGCCGCCCTCGAGTCAGCACGCGGTAAGTCCTCGACCACTGCTCAGCAGCGCATCCAGCTGGACCAGAAGATTGCCGACGCCCGCACCAACATGGTCAAGGCTCAGAAGGATGCTGACTCCCATCTCACGATACTGGCGACCAAGGAAAAAGACAGGCTGGCAAAGCAAACGCGCTCGGTCGATGCCTACGTTCAGGCGCTGGGACAGCAGCAAAAAGCGCTCGCGCTCGCGGGTCAACGCGCGGTCGTAGGTGTGGGCCGCGGCGATCGCCAGAACGCGCTGGACGGTGAGCTGAATGGCCAGCAAGACCGGTTCGCCCAGCAGGCGCTGGCTTTGGAGACTCAACGGTCCGACCCCTCCCGCGACATGTCGGACGATGAGTACGCCCAGAGGTCTCAGGCCTTGGCCGACGCCAACAAAAAGGCGACCGACCAGATTCGCCAGAACTACGCCGACGTCGAAGCCGCGCAGGGCGATTGGACCAATGGCGCGACCTCAGCCTGGGAAAACTATCTCGACAGTGCCCAGAACGTTGCCGGCCAAACGAAAAACCTCTTCACCAATGCCTTCGGCGCGATGGAAGACGCAGTGGTGAACTTCGCGCTGACCGGCAAGCTGTCGTTCGCGGACTTCACCAAGTCCATCATCTCGGACATGGCACGCATCGCGACCCGGCAGGCGGCATCCTCGCTGCTGAGCTCATTGGTCGGCGCCGGAATGAGCTACTTCGGCGGCGCGGCTGGCGCCGGCGCTCAATCCCTGGGCGCCAGCCAGGCCGGGTACTCGTCGGCCTATTTCCCTCAGGCCAAGGGTGGTGCCTGGTTGGATGGCGTGCAGATGTTCGCCAAGGGCGGGGCGTTTAGTAACGGGATCGTCAGCTCGCCAACCGCGTTCGGCATGGCTGGGGGCGGGAAAGGCGTGATGGGCGAAGCAGGCCCGGAAGCGATCGTGCCCCTGACCAGAACCAGCAGCGGTGCGCTCGGAATTCGCTCAGTCGGCGGTGGTGGGTCAACGATCCAGATCAATGCGCCGGTCAGCGTCGTCACTGAGGACCGCAGTTCGGAAGGTATGCAGCTTGATCAGACCGCGCTGGCGCAGAACCTTCAGACACAAATCAAACAGGCCGCCGAGAAGGCCGTCGCCGAGTCGTGGCGGCCCGGCGGCGTGAGCTTCCGGCAGTCGAGGACCTGATATGGCCATTGAGACCTTCACCTGGCCGACCCAGTTTGGCGATACGCCGGACATCAGCTGGCGCACCCGCAAATCGCAGTTCGGCAATGGCTACAAGCAGATTGCAGGGGATGGCCCGAACAACAAGGAACAGTCGTTTCCCATCACTTACACCGGCACCAAAGCCGCGGTGGTGAAAATCATGGCGTTTCTCAACCGTCACGGCGGCGCCAAGGCATTCTTGTGGACCAACCCTCTCGGCGAACTCGGGCTGTACACCTGCGAAAAAGCTGCGCCAACGCCCATCGGTGGTGGCCAGTTCAAAGTCACCGCCACATTCGAGCAAGCCTTCCACCCTTGAGGAACCAACATGCCGTTAATCAGCGACCTGCAGGTGCTGGAGCCAGGCAGCGAGGTGCTGTTGTTTGAGCTGGACGGCTCCGACTACGGCGCGGACGTGCTGCGCTTCCACGGCTATTCCATTCCGCACAGCCCCGAAGAGTTACAGGCGGCCGGCGTCGATGCCGATCAGCTTCCCGCGAAGTCGATCTGGTGGCAGGGAGAGGAGTACGGCGCCTGGCCGATGCAGATTGACGGCATCGAAGCCAACGGTGACGGCACCGCCGTGCGCCCGACGCTCTCCGTCGGCAACGTCAACGGACGGATCACTGCGCTGTGCCTCGCATTCGATGATCTGCTGCAGTTCAAGCTGACAATGCGGCACACGCTGGCGCGCTACATCGATCCGGCGAACTTCCCGGCCGGCAACACCGAGGCCGATTCCACCCAGGAATCGATCGAGGTCTGGTACATCGACCAGAAGGTCAACGAGGACGGCGAGACAGTTTCGTGGGAGTTGGCCAGCCCGGGTGATGTGGGTGGCGAGTCGATCGGGCGGCAGATGACCACGCTGTGCCACTGGTGCCTGACCGGGGGATATCGCGGGCCTGACTGCGGCTACACCGGCCCGTACTTCGACATGGACGGCAACCCCACGGACGACCCTGAGCACGACGAGTGCAACGGTCTGCTCACCACCGGCTGCGAGCCGCGCTGGGGCGCGAACAACGAACTCCCCTTTGGCGGCTTCCCGGCCGTATCACTCATCGCCCGGAGCTGACATGCGCAAACACATCCTCATGGCGGTCCAGGCGCATGCGGCTGCCGAGCACCCGCGCGAGTGCTGCGGCGTGATCGTGGCCGTCGGCCGGGCGCATCGGTACATCCCTTGCCAGAACACCGCGACTGACCCGAACGAAGAGTTCCGGATCCCGCCGGAGGACTACGCGGCCGCCGAGGACCTGGGCGAGGTGATCGGCATCGTCCACTCGCATCCCGATGCGACCAGCCGACCTTCGCCGCGCGACCTGGCGATGTGCGAGGCCACGCAATTGCCCTGGCATATCCTCAGTTGGCCGGAAGGCGATCTGCGAACGATCGTTCCCGCAGGCAATACGCCGCTGCTGGGCCGGCCGTTCGTGCACGGTGCCTGGGATTGCTGGCAGGTCTGCGCTGACTGGTACAAGCGCGAGTGGGGTCTGGATTTCGACGCCTTTAAGCGGGAGGACGGCTGGTGGGAGCAGGCAGATGGCCCGAGCCTTTACGAACAGGCCTACGAGGCGGCAGGGTTCGAAAGAGTCGGTACCCCGCAGCGCGGCGACATGATCGTCATGGAAGTAGGACGGACGAAGCACCCGAACCATGCGGGGATCTTCCTTGGGTCAGATGCGAGGTTGCCTGGCGAACAGGTTACGTTGCACGGCGCGGGGCCGTTTCTGCTTCACCATATGCACGGCAGGCCGTCTGAGATCGTTGTTTTTGGCGGGCCATGGCATGACAGAATGCGGTTGATTCTAAGAAAAGAGCGCCGAGGCCTACCTGTTCATTCTGGTGATGCTCAGGGATGATGATGCCCCGCGTGGGTGATAGGGCCGGGCTACGTGAGCATCCCTAATCAGCACCTGTCTCCCCCGGTGAATGGAGTATTCAATAACCCTAGGAGTTACAGATGGCCCGTTTTTCAGTAGTCGCTTGTTGCATCTTAGCGACAGTAGCATCCAGTTTCGCGTTAGCAGCTCCTGGAACCGCGAGGGATATAAAAGCCATAAAAGAGTCGCTGCAGGGACGGCTGAAGGATCCTGACAGCGCCAAGATTAAAGGCGTGGTAGTCGCACCAGACGGGACAATATGCGGGTTCTTGAACGCCAAAAACTCTTACGGTGCTTACATCGGGTTCGAGCCGTTTATAGGAATGAAGCTTACCCCCGACAAGTTTTTCTTCTTGGGCACTGGCGACGCTTCTGCTCAGATGTGCGCTGAAAAAGGCATCATGCCTAAAGTTTGAGCCAGCCCGTAAGTCTGGCTGTTTCTTAATGAGGGAACATGATGCGAATTCTTATAGGGGCGCTGGCGGCTTCCCTTCTTGCTGGTTGCGTATCTCCAAGCGACCTGAAAAGCAACACGCCAACTACAAGCGCGACAACCAAGAAATCACCGAAGGATTACGCGATCTGCGTCTTTCCCAAATGGCAGGACGCACGGTCCGAAGCTGTGATGTCAGAAACATCCGACGGTTATCGTCTTGTCGTCGGAGCTATGCAGCTGACTGACGAACTGTTGGAGGTAAAAAAATCCTCAGCGGGCAGTAAAGTCACTTTTTATCAGCGTGTTGCTTGGATGCCCGGCATTGGGCGATCCGCAATCGAGGAGGCGGTTAGAACCTGCCTTTGATATACAAACTGGCCACCTTCGGGTGGCTTTTTTCATTTGCGAGTTAAAATGTCCGCATCCGCTTCCTGCAATTCCATGACCACAATTCTGCTTTCTGGCTCGCTCGCCAAACGCTTCGGACGAGCCCATCGCCGCCAGATCGATTCCGGCCAAGTGTGGGAAGCATTTAAGGCGCTCAAGGCGACCCTCACCGGATTCGACGAGGAGATCAAGCGTCTCGACAACCTAGGGATGAAATTCGCCATTTTCCGCAACCGCAAAAACGAGTCTGCTGACAGCTTCGAGCTTGGCGGCACCCGCGAGCTTCGCATTGTCCCCGTGCTGTCCGGGAGCAAGCGTGCAGGGATTCTGCAAACGATCATCGGGGCAGTGATATTCGTGGCGTCGTTCTACGTGCCCGGCATGCAAGGCTGGGGACAGTCCCTGGGTGTGTCTCTAATGGTGGGTGGCGTGATGCAGATGCTCAGCCCTCAGTCGTCTGGATTAAAGCAAAGCGGCGCCCCCGAAAACCTGCCTTCCTACGCCTTCGGCTCTGCCAAAAACACCACTGCCAGCGGCAACCCGGTGCCGATCTGCATCGGCCGGCGGCGCTGGGGAGGGGCGATCATCAGCGCGAGCATCTACGCGGAGGATAAAACATGACGGCACCGTCCAATCTAGCTACTGAGCCGATGGTTAGGGTAGCGCTTGAATACCTTGGCTACCTGCGGGCTTCCTGTCGGATTGACCTAAATTATTACATCGACGAAAGCGTTATTGCTGAGATGTATCGGAGGATGGAGACGGTTCGGACTGGAAATGTTCCGCCTCATAAGCTTTGATGTGGCGCTGAGTTACATCAATGGCGTGTTGGATCATCTGATCCCTCAGTTCGGCATCCGGCTCGTATCGATCTCTAGCCCAGTTTCCGTCGGCCAGGGACTGTCTGCTAATGAGGTGCATCAACGTCGCCGCATTGCTGAGCAACATAGCAGCCCTGGCAACCTTCCAAGATATCTTCTCCAGATCTTTGAGCGCGAAGTCCCGTCTTTCCACTGGTTGCCCAGGCTTGGCTCTGAGCGAGTTAGTAGCCATGCCTTCCTCGCCCTCTGTCACTGCCCATTGCCAATGTGCTACCGCATTTCTCTCGGGGATTGATTTCGTGAAGTCTCCGAGAGCTTGCAGTATTGATTCATGCAGGATGGCTGGACGTACCCGATGTAATTCAATCTTGATCACAGGGATCATCTTTTCCGAATTGAGATTGGCCTTCGACACAAGCAGATGCATCTGATGCTCATCGAGAGACATGACCGATCTGAAAATGTCATGAATTGACCGTTCGCACTCAGAGTAGTTGACCATGACTTGGCCAATCTCCTTGAGTAATTCCGGCCCGGGTCCAATTTGATATTTCACTTAGCCCTCCCTGTCTATGCCCCATTTCCGCTGGCCCTCAATGAGCGATGGAAACTATCCCATCCGCCAACGCTGGCCTAGTGGCATTTCATACACCCTGTACAAACACCCAGACCGCCATTGGCGGTTTTTTTATGCCTGGAGAAAAGCATGGGCGCAGCCGCACGAATTGACATCACCGGCGCCAAAGGCGGCAGCAGCAGCCCGAAAGCGCCCATCGAAGCAGCCGACAGCCTGCGCTCCACCAACCTAGCCAAGCTGCTGATCGCCGTCGGAGAGGGTGAATTCGACGGCGTGCCGACTGCGGCCAACATCTACCTGGATAACACGCCGATTAACGACGCCAGCGGCAACGTCAATTTCCCGAACGTGAAGTGGGAATGGCGCAGCGGTGCGGTCGATCAGAGCTACATCCCTGGCATTCCGTCAGTCGAAAACGAAACCACCATCAACGTCGAGCTGCGCAGCGACACCGCTTGGGTGCGCTCGCTCAACAACACTCAGCTCTCGGCGGTTCGCCTGCGTTTCGCGTGGCCGGCGCTCCAGCGGCAGGACGACAGTGGCAATGTCGGCGGCTACCGGATCGAATACGCCGTCGATGTTTCCACGGACGGCGGTGCGTATCACCAGGTGCTGGACGAGGCTGTCGACGGCAAGACCACCACCCGGTACGAGCGCTCTCGACGGGTCGACCTGCCGGCGGCAACGTCTGGCTGGCAGATCCGCGTCCGTCGCATGACGGCGAACCAGAACACGAACAAGATCGCCGACACGATGTTGATCGCGGGTTATACCGAAGTCATCGACGCGAAGCTGCGATACCCGAACACCGCGCTGCTGTATCTCGAATTCGACGCCGAGCAGTTCACCAACATCCCGGCAGTGACGGTCGACTGCAACGCCCGCAAGTGGCAGGTGCCGAGCAACTACGATCCCGTTGCGCGGACATACGCCGGCGTCTGGGACGGCTCGTTCAAGTCGGCCTGGACCAACAACCCCGCGTGGATCACCTACGGAATCTGCGTCCAAGACCGTTTCGGGCTTGGCCGTCGGATTAAACCGTGGATGGTCGATAAGTGGGAGCTTTTCCGCATCGCGCAGTATTGCGATCAGTTGGTACCGGACGGCGGTGGGGGGCAAGAGCCCCGCTTTCTCTGCGACATAAACCTGCAGGGCAAGGCCGAGGCGTGGACGCTGCTGCGAGATATCTCGGCGATTTACCGGGGCATGACGTACTGGGCTGAGGGCCAGATCGTGATGCAGGCCGACATGCCGCGCGCGCAGGACTTCGACTACGTGTTCACGCGCGCCAACGTGATCGACGGCAAGTTCTCCTATGGCAGCGCTTCATCGCAAACCCGCTATACCCGGGCGATCGTCAGCTTCGACAACCCGGCCAACAACTACGACACCGACGTCACCGCGTATTCTGATCCCGCGCTGCAGCGGCGTTTCGGCGACAAGCCTGTCGAGATCAGTGCGATCGGCTGCACCCGGGCGTCGGAGGCTCAGCGCCGCGGCAAATGGGTGGTGATGAGCAACAACCAGGACCGGACTGTCACGTTCAAGACGGGCATGGAAGGCGAGATCCCGCTGCCTGGCTACATCATCCCGATTGCAGACTCGTTGCTGGCCGGGCGCGAAGTCGGCGGGCGTATCTCGGCTGCCGCTGGCCGCATTGTGACACTGGACCGTGATACACAAGCCAAGCCCGGCGACCGGCTGATCATCAATCTGCCGAGCGGGAAGGCGGAAGGGCGCACGGTGAACTCCGTGGCTGGCCGCGCTATCACCGTGACGACGGCTTACAGCGAGATCCCGTCGCCTCAGCTGCAATGGGCGCTGGACGCCGATGATCTTGCCATCCCGCTGTACCGCGTGCTCAGCCGAAAGCGCACGGCCGAGGGCGACTACGAAATTGCGGCGCTGCAGTTCGAACCCAGCAAGTTCGCATTCATCGACACCGGCGCCAGGCTGGAGGAACGGCCGATCACCGTCATCCCGATCACCGTCGTTCCGGCGCCGGCGAGCGTCGCGCTGGCGTCGAACACCGCGATCGCCCAGGGCCTCGCTGTCACCACCATGACCGTCACGTGGCCTGCGGTCGCCGGCGCGGTCGGCTACGACATCGAGTGGCGCAAGGACAGCGGCAACTGGATCAAGGTGCAGCGCACGGGCTCAACGAGCGTCGATATCGTCGGCATTTACGCGGGCTCGTACCTAGCCCGAGTGCGGGCAATCAGCGCCTATGACATCTCATCTATCTGGCGCACATCGGTCCTGACCCAACTCAATGGCAAGGAAGGCTTGCCGCCGGCGGTGACCTCGCTGACGGCCGCGCCGCTGATCTTCGGAATTCAGCTTAGCTGGGCGTTTCCGCCCGGAGCGGAAGACACCCAGCGCACCGAGATCTGGTACGGTCCCACGACAGACCTTGCTGCAGCCACCAAACTCACCGATCTGGCCTATCCGCAGTCGGCGTACAGCATGCAAGGGCTGTTAGGCGGTGTAACCTTCTTCTTCTCGGCGAGGCTCGTCGACCGTACGGGCAACATCGGCCCGTGGTACCCGGCCGGGCTTGGCGTGATGGGGCAGAGTAGTTCCGAAGCCGGGCCGATTCTCGACATGATCGCAGGACAGATCGGTGAGTCGGAGCTGGGCCAGGACCTGCAGGACCAGATCGACAAGATTGAGGATTTGCAGGGCCAGATTGATGCGCTGGATGGCCTCAAAGCGTATGACCCTGATCGAACCTACGAAAAGGGTGAGATGGTCGTTGACGGAGGGCGCATCTACCAGGCCAGCGACGCTGTCCCCCTGGAAACTCCACCGCCTGATCCGATGCATTGGATGGACGTGGGCGGGAGTATCGAAACCGCAAACGGCCTGGCACAGCAGGTCGCGAGCAACACCACCGAAATCACGGAACTTGACGGTGTCGTCACGGCGCAGGCGAGCAGCTTGCAGGCCCTGCGCGCGGCGGCCCGCGATGACGACGCCGAAGGGGACCTCACTGACGCCTTGGGCGGCTGGATCAGCACGGCGAGTATCGTCACCGAATCCAAAGTGGCGGCTAGCGCGAATGCCGCCATGGCGAAATCCGTCACTCAGTTGACAGCGACCGTCGGTGATAACTCGGCGCAAGTGACCAACTTGCAGCAAGTTGTCACTGATCACCAGTCGGCAACCGCGACCGCGATTCAGCAACTCAATGCATCGGTGGGCAACATTTCCTCGACCGTTGAGCAAACGAGTGAGGCTGTCGCAACGCTGGACGGCAAGGTCTCGGCTTCCTACTCCGTGAAGTTGCAAGTCAACGCCAACGGGCAATATGTGATGGCCGGTATCGGCATCGGGATCGAGAACACCGAAGCGGGACTGCAAAGCCAGATCCTGATGTCAGCGGATCGGTTTGCTCTGGTCAACAGTCTGGCGGGTGGCGGGATCTCAACGCCGTTCGTTGCTCAGGGAGGGCAGTTGTTTCTCGGCCCGACGTTCATTCAGGACGGCACGATCACCAACGCCAAGATCGGCAGCTTCATCAGCTCGACCAACTACATCGCGGGACAGCAGGGCTGGATTCTCAACAAAGACGGGACGCTGGAAATCAACGGCATCGTGCCGGGACAAGGGCGGCTGGTAATCAATGCGCAAAACGTGTCGGTCTACGACGTCAATAACATACTGCGTGTACGTCTCGGATATCTGGGGTAGCCAATGCCGTATGGGATGCGCATTTGGGGCCCAGACGGGTCCCTGCAATTAGACGAAAACTCTTTCACCTTGCGGGTCGTGCTTTCCCAAGTGGTGACCTTCAGCGGGACGCGGCAGGTCCAGACTTTTTCGGTACCGGGCTGCGGCCAGGACAACGCCAGTGCCGTCGTCATACCGATCGGGAACTATGGCGAGTACGACCGTCAGTTCGAAGTCGCCATGGGGAGCGATGTCGTAGAGGTCGCGAACTGGATGCGGAACTGGAGCCCCGGGACTTTTACCGCATCCGGTTCCATGCGTCTGTTGGTCATGAGGTTTCGATGAGTTTCGGACTGAGCTTTAGCAACAACCAGAACACGGTGGTTCTCGATTCAGAATTTTCCAGGCTGTGCATCATTTCAAGCGGCCGCTACACGCCCACGCAAGAATCGGGGCTGGGATCGGTGACGGTTTTTCCACGAGCAGTTACATCGCAGGAGCCCCCGCTGGTGTTCATCCGGCCGGACACTTCGGGCGTTATGGGGGCGGCTGGGAAGATGTTTCTGACGGGATCGCCGGGCAACTGGACGGGGTTCTATGTTCGGGCATTCAGCACAAAAACTGCGGCTCCAAGTGGCCGGTACTTCGTGGCGGCCTTCGCGGCGCAACCCGTCGCGACTTATGGCATGAGGCTGTGGGACGGACAGGGCAAGCTGCTGTACGACACCGGAACGCCTACTGCGCTGTTTACCCGTTCGTTTGCCAACTGGACGTATATCAAGTCAGAGCAGACGGCGACGAATTCCTACCGTAACTATTACCGGGTGGACTTCAACTTTCCGGAGAATGAATACCTGATGATCAACTCATTCGGCATGGGCTTGCTTGCCGGAAGCATCGTCGGGAGAACCCTGTTTTCACTGTGGGACTTCGCCGGCGGCAACATGTGGGCGATCACGGAAGCTTTCGTTAATCCCCTCGATTTTCACCTCCCAGCGGTATTCGCAAAGATGGCGGCGTAGCCCGCCAGTCACCCATTTCAGAAGGATTGTCATATGCCCTGGTACAAGGCCGGGACGGTTTCGGTCGTCCAAAATTCGAACGCCGTCACGGGAACTGGAACCGCGTTCATTGCCAACAGTCGGGTCGGGGATGCGTTCCTCGGACCGGATGGTGGCTGGTATGAGGTGACCAACATTGCCAGCGATACCACGATGGCGATTTCACCGAATTACCTCGGCGCATCAACCATCGACGGTACGTACGCGATCGCGCCGATACAGGGTTACGTCAAGGATTCGGCTGACGCGTTGCGGGCGCTGGTAGTCCAATTCGGCAGCACGCTTGCTGTGCTTGGGGTCTCCGGAACCCTCAGAGACGTACGCGCGGCTCTCGGACTTTCTGATACCGACGGTCTGCCTGAGGGCAGCGCTAACAAGTACGTCACCGACGAGAGGGTTCTTGCCTCATCGCTGAAGGGCCTGCCCAAGGACGATGCCTCCGACGTGGTCGCAGAGGATGTACTTCTGGCCGCAATCGGCAAGCTCCAGGCACAGCTCGTGGAGCGCGTCGCCGAGATAGACGAGCTGCAGGTGTCGGTAGCTGGCCGTGCGCTCAGCGGCAGCAATGCTGACATTACATCCTTGTCCGGGCTGACCACCGCGCTGTCGGTTGCTCAAGGGGGGACCGGCGCAAGCAGTCCGGCCGACGCCTGCTACCACATTGGTGCTGTGCAAAAAGGCGCTCAAAACGGTACTGCAGGCACCTACTTTGCCAGTGGCGCCCCGCCTTCAATAGCTCACATTTCGGCGAGCGGTAACGACCGCAACACACCTGCTCTGTTCAGCAACGGCGCAAACGAAGCCGCCTCGGCGGTCATTTCGTTCATCCGCGAGAACGCTTTTGGGGTGCATTTGGGACTTGATACCGACAATCAATTCAAGGTCGGCGGATGGTCGATGGGCCCGCATTCCCACCGGATTTATCACGAAGGCAATACCACCCGTGCCGCAGACGGCACGCTAAAGGCTATCTAATCATGACCTCACGCGCAGCAATCAACATCATCGGCGCTACGGGCGCCACCTATGACCTTGTGTCCCTGGGCTCGTCCGACGTGACGTCCTCGCGGGTCAGCAAAGGCGTCTACCAGATAAGAGGTACTTTGGGGCTGGTGCCGTATCCGCCAATCGACAGTGGCTGGGGTTACACCCTGAATCAGATGGACCTGGCCACTGACGTGGAGATTGAGTTTGAGGATGGCGTGCTTACCGTGACGGCGAGCAAGGACGGTATGCCCTACGACATCACACACATGATCACACTCCACATTTTGGTGCCCGACGGCATCCTCAGAGATGTAGGTAGCGCGCCGCCTGAAATCGGTGACTTGACCGACATGGGGGGCGAGCCGTGAATCTCTGGGCAACAGACAAGGATCGAGCAATCCTGGCCCTCACGCTGTGGGGTGAAGCCCGGGGGGAGGAGCTGGCCGGGATGGTGGCCGTGGCATGGACGATCCGCAATCGAGTGGAGGACGGCAAGGATCGATCGTGGTGGGGTGAGGGCTATGCCGGCGTTTGCCAACGGCCGTATCAGTTCAGCTGCTGGAACGCGAACGATCTCAATTACCCGTATCTCAGCGGCGCCAAGGAGATTCCGTCCGCCGAGTTCGACAAATGTCAGCTCGCTGCGCAGCTGGTCATCGAGGCTATAACGCCTGACCCTACTGGTGGCGCAACCCACTACTACTCGACGTCGATGACCAAGCCCCCGAAGTGGGTATCGGGCGCGACGCAAACGTTGCGGCTGGGCCACCACATCTTCTTCAAGGACGTGCCGTGACTGAGGCTCAGTTAAAACTGATCGGCGCCGCTGTGATTGCGGTAGGCCTGTTCGCGGCCGGTGCTACCGGCGCCTGGATATGGCAGGCCAATGCATACGGCAAGGTTATCGCCACGAACGAAGCCAGCCGTCAGGCGGATCTAGCGTCTATCGCCAACGCTGGAGCAGAACAAGCTCGCAGGGCGCTCGCCAAACAGCGGAACGCCGAGCAGCGCCTTGCCGCTTTAGATCGGAACGCAACCGAAGAGAAGGTGAAAGCCAATGCTGAAAACGAAACTCTGCGCCGCGCTGTTGCTAATGGCGCTCGCCGGCTGCGCATCGCGGGAAGTTGTAGTGCCGGTGGCGGGAACTTGCCCGAGGCCACCAGCGCCTCCGGCGTGGGTGATGCAGGGACCGTCGAACTCGCTGCAGCAACTGGACGATCTGTTTTCGATATCCGCGCCGGGATCATTGCCGATCAAGCAGCCTTGAGAGCTGCTCAGTCGTACATCAGGGACGTGTGCCTTCAATAACATCCGGGCTGATTTGGAGGTGTGCCATTGCAGGGAATGGTTCCTGCTCTGTGTATGCCCCGATAATCGCCCTGGCTAAAGTGGTTACATCCGGAAAGCGCAGCAACCGCAACGACCAGTAAAGCTAGGAACCTTAGATTCATCGTGTTCTCCCTGAAAGTTTGGGCTGGATGATAAATGAAATAGGCGCCAGTGAGCATCGTTCGGCAAGCCCCATGGATCCGCTCTCCGGGACTGATTCCGATCATTTGATCGATTCTTCCAAGGGTTCAATCAACTGCGACCCCTGATTCCTCACGTTTCCGACATCCTTGGTAACCTCGAACCCGGTGAATTCCTCAGTCGGCCTGCAGCACTCCTTCGCGATCTCGGCAGCGCGCTCTGGCGTTGTTTCGGGATCCACCCATTCCCGGGCGTGTTCTGGGCTCAGCACCACCGGCCGGCGAGCGTGAATATTGACCATGCCTTGATCGCTGTCGGCGGTGATGATCACGAAACCGTCCTGCGGTTCCGGCTCCAGCCCCTGATGCACTTCCGCCAGCGCGGCGAAGAACATCGGGCCTTCCTCTTTCAGCCTGATGAAGTAGGTTTCTTCTTCGGATCGTTGGGATCTTTCACCCATTCAAACCAGCCGTTGGCCGGAGCCAGGGCCCGCCCCTTCGGCCATAGCTGTTTGAAGTACTTCCCAGTCATCACCGTCTCGACTCTGGCATTTATCGGAGCGGGGCGCTTCCCTTCACCCTTCGCCCAAAACGGCGACCATCCCCACCGCACCTTGTCTACGCTCAGCCCTCCCTCCGTTGGTCTGATGATCTCCACGCGAGTCGTCGGCGCGACGTTATAGCGCTCGATCGGCCAAAGGTCGTACCCATTTATAACCAGCTACTCTGGCGCAAGCTCCTTGAGGTAGTGGTCCATTGGCTCGTAGATCGAGTAGCGTCCGCACATAGGGTCACCTGTCGCAAATTGGCTTATACAGTGTTGACCGCGGCCGCACCGCTTAGTTAACTGTACGTATATACAGTATCAACAAGCGAAGCATTCCCATGTACGTCCTTATCACCCCACGGCGCCAGATGGGCGTTGCCGTCCCGAAAGATCAGCTCAGCAAGATCCCTCCGCTTAGAGGCGACGTGCAGATCGTCGAGTCACAGTGCCCTGCGCTTGGCCGCATTACCCGGGAAGCCTTCATCTTGAACAGCGTCAGCCACGCGCGGGATGCTTTGCCCCGGCTGCTGGATGCAAGCGTGACGAGCATGGGTACCCAGGGACTTATTATCTCGGGCATCGAGCAGGTGGAGGAGGCGTTCTTCTTCCAGTCGTGGTGGTGCCGCTTTGAATGACGACATTGCTCCTGACCAGATCGATATCTCCCTGGACAAGTTCCTGAATATCCGCGCGCCCGGCACTTACCTTGTGAAGGTTGAAGGCGACAGCATGGAGGGGGCGGGCATCTTCTGCGGTGACCTGCTTATCGTGGACAAGGGGCTCGAAGCCACCGCCGGACAGGTCATCATCGGCGTGGTGAACCAGCAACCGCTGGTCAAGTACCTTGCCTTTGTGGGCAGCCACCCAGTGTTGCGTTCGGCCACCCGCAAGTATCCCGACCGCTCATCATGGAAGGGGACGAGTTCGGTATCTGGGGCGTGGTTACGCACAGCGTCCGGAATCACTCGAACAACTGAGCAATAATATCATTAAGCGCGTAATTGAATCCCGGCACGGGATCATAGATGTGGCGGAGCGAGGTCAGCGCTCGCTTGATCGCAGACCATGCGAGGCAGGGGTGTCGCGCTCGATAGGTCTCCTCAATGAGGGATTGGCACGGGAAATGCTCACGCGCGCCTATCCTGCTTACATCCAGAGCGCGTAGTAGCCAGGTGATTTGGGCAGAGCACTGGGATAGGAACGAGCCCCGCTGTTGCAGCACAGCCGGATCAAAGCTTGCGCACCACTTATTTGCACCGCCTGAAGGATTCGCGCAGGAGGAAATGGGGTTATGCGAACAATGAATCCCGGGACTAATCGCCGTCGTTTACTGGCTTTTACACATTCCGAATTATGTCGCAATTTACGGCTGTAGCTCGCCAAACTGGCACTCCAAGGCGATTGGGAGGCCTGGAGTAATGAGCAACCGTACTCATGCGTTTATGTATCTAAGTTCTGGCAATGGATCAGTACTGGCTTCCTTCAACCAAAGCCCGCACGCATCCTCGGCTAGAAACAGAGTGGTGACGCTCAGCGCCTGCGAAAGTTTGACGCAGCCGAGCCGCAGCACGGGAATGCTGTCATCCGGGATGCCGGTGCCATCCGGGCGGTTCTCGTAGCTGAGCTCAGACAACATAATCTTCAGGCCAACGTTTAGCAGCGAGTAGCAGCTAGAAGTGATCCACCCCGGGTGTTGTTTCGATATCTCAGTCAATGTACCTAGCGCCCATGGCAACACCGGAATCCGGCGGGCTGAAACTACACCTGCCAAGGAGTAGATGAGACCACTGGGAGCGTCATGCTTTTTAGATCCTGGATGCTTTGTCCAGTAGGAGATCACTCCCGCGATGTAATTGGCGCCAGCGATGTCAGAGTCAAACAGACGCAGAAGAATTTTACCCTCGAGCTCGGCCAGAGCGGCTCTATCGTCTGCGTCAAAAGCGCAAGCAATATCGGTGCGCAGCATGCTCGAACCAGCTAGAGCTAAGCCGGCCCGAATTTCCTCCACCCATTCCGCCAATGCCGGGTACTTCAACAAGGCACTCATTGAGTGTCTGTGTATGAAAGCCGCAATGATCGAATCGATCATATTCATCCGTTCAAAAAACATTTTTTTTAGGTCGTCGAGCCTAGCCAACTCATGCTGAATAAAAGCCCACTCTCCATCCCACCAGCGCTTGATTATGAGAAGAGCAGCAACCATCTCGTCTTCCGCCCATTTAGAGCAGTCAACCGCGTAGCAGAGATTCGTCAAGAAAACGTCCGCATTTCGCAGCGCCCATGATCGGATCTGTGCTCCGTCTGCATTTGGACGTGTCGAGGAAAAATCCTCCAGATGCTGTTCCAGAATCCAACGCCTGAAACGCTTCTCCACAGATTTTTTTCGAGCTTTGCTCACCCAAGACAGTGTCGCCCAACTGTGATGACCTGGGATCGTCGGCCAGTCTTTGTCAGATAGAAGTAGACTTTCCAGGGCTAACATCTGGCTTTTGGATATGCCAGCCCAGTCTTTGATCCAAAATAAGCGAGCCCAAATACTCGCAGTGGAAGGTTCGGGGTCCATTGAACCTCCTTTTTTTGCGGCCGAATACGCCACCAGACAATCAATCAGTGTGTCGACGATTACCTCAATCTCGCTGTTGGGTTCAGCGATAATCAAATCTTCCTCTCGCCGGTGTAGCAAACTCAGATCTAGCCAATCGGCTTCGTGAAACTGACCGCGAACCTTCAGTTCCGGACGATTCGGGATTGAGGAAATTAAGCCTACGGCTTCTAACCGTTCTAACGGTGACATTGCCTCGAAGCAGCGAGCGGTCAAATTTTTAGCATCCTTCCAGAGGTCGGGATGTAAAACGATCTGTTTCGCGTCATAGAGCCGAACTATCCTTTTAAGCTGGTCCCTAGCAAATCCAGTGGCGCTAATACGAATGATAAGTCTCGACAGCACCTGCAGATGGAAACCTATAGTCCGCTCCATCAAATCGGACTGAAACTCTTGAGGAAACATGCGCTCGACGAAATCCATAGAACGTTCGAAAAGCTCTCGAGCAAGCAGTTCTGGGGTTTTGGCTACCTGGTAGCGGGATAGCCAGCCTGCTGAATGGATGAACTGTGTGGGGTTACGCGGCTCAAGCATTTTGCTATTCAACAGTCTCATAACAACGCTAAGAACCCTTTGCATCGAATCCGCATGTTGCACCCACCAAGCTGCTTGGCCGAATGAGCCTATATCAAAGGTCGCATTCCCTACCCGGGGCACCAGAGACACTCTGTCGGTCAAAGATAGCCATTCAAAGGCGGCACGAATCTTCTTACCATATGAGTGACTGCCGCCAAGGTGTCGAGTCGTCGAATAGCGGCCTAGTTCAAACAATGGTGTGTAAGTGACAGGTTGGGAGGGCGCAGGGGTTTCTGCATTCAAGTCAGCAGTAAGCTGTAGCACCTCTTTTCTCACGTCATGGCCTGCCGCTGCCAGGTCGATTAACCTCTGCGTAACTTCTTCCGGAAGGAATTCTAACGACTCCGGTGGCGCCTGCTGATCGAGAGTGACGTCGAGTGAATCCTGGAGATAACCTATCGCCAGGCAAGCCCAGGCCTCTTGCGACAGGTATAGGGTTGAATTGGAACGTGATCTTTGATTCTTTCGGAGGTGTTTCAATCCAACCAAGGCAATCTTCAAACCTGATGCTACATCTCCTAGTTCCCCAAGCAACATACCTTTTCTTATCAGCATGTAGCTATCTGGCGATCGGATATCCCAAGTTTTAAGCGACCGTTGTGCAAAATCCCGATCACCAGAGTAGAGCTTAAGCAAAATTCCCTCATACATAATTTTATCGGCCACCCGCAGGTCGGTTGGGAAGTATCGCAGCAGCGAGTCGCTTATCGCGGTGAACTCAGTCTGGCGCAAGGCCTCCCTTGCCCAACGCAGGACGGCCAGTCCGAGTTCTCTCCAGCGCTGTTGAAAGCCCTGTGGAGTATGGGCCTCGAACTTTTTCAAATCTGATTTTGCGGCAGCGTTGACACCGGTGGACTGCGGGGCTGTGAGCTCGAGTAGCTGAACCGCAAGCGTTGCAGACCCATCATCTAAAGATTGAAGCAGTACTTCTTGGTGCCACGCATACTCTGCCAAAATCACAATCCCTACATGAGGGGTTGTGCTCAGAAAGTGCTCTTTTACTTGAGCGGATCGTAACAGGTCATGAAGTTCCGTGACGTTAGAATAGAATCGCTTTCTGACGGCGTAGGGGGTTACAAACCAACCAGGATAGCTTTTTCTCGTCTCGCTCATACTGCTAAATGCAGCGACAGCCTGCTCATAGTGTTGTTCACTACCCTTTGATGCGCGCAGCAATAGATTCAGCTCAGCAGGTCGCTTGCCCCAGTCGTCCACTTTTGAAGTCAACGGCTTCTTAAAAATTTCAAAGAGCGTTGCGAAGCGAGCAGCATAATCCCACTCTTCCACCCCATCTTTTGTTGGGAGAACGACAGCAGTAACCCTGCGTGATTCCAGTAGTTTTTGCATCCCCAAACTCGGTGGGCGGATTACAAATAGATAGATGGGAAGAGCATGCTCGTCGAGCATGTCCCGCACCCAGCCAATCCAGAACAGAAAGTTCGGGTCTTCTCCGGAAAATCCTATTAAGCAAAAAACATTCTCCAGCATAGATTGGCGCACTAAATTAATGAAGGGTGCGGATTTCTCTGGGTAGCGGCGGTAGTCCTCTTCAGTGAAAATAAACGGCCGCTGTGATGGGAATGAGCCGTGAAGTTTCACAATACGTCGGCGGCCTAGAATTTTCGACTGAGGGATATCCTCTCTGCACATAACCGTATAGTGAGCTTTGTCTACTACTGCTTCAGCGGCACGCTCCAGTAGCGTGTCGTAGTTAGTTGTGAAGATTTCTGACCAAGGCAATGACAGCAAGCTACGATGCAAAAGTCCGGGTGCTACGCGCTCGTCTGGAATCAAACGTTTCAACAGCTCTTCAAGCCCTGGCTTGGAAAACACCCTTGCATACTGCTCACCGAGTTGCGTCACAGTGCTCGCAGAAAAATCGCCTAACTCTGCCCCATCCGGATTGAGCTCACGCCAAAGCTCTTGGGCTACTTCGTGCCACATAGCTAGTTCGTCACCGTTTTCGGCATTTTTGCTGAAGCCTGCTCCCACCATGACTGCTGCATTGCCATTTTCCAATGCTCGACGGACGGCATTGTAGTGCACCTGATCGTTCGGACTGCTTGTCATTACTTCCTCCATCAATGCGAGTTACCGGCGTCGGGCCTCAGCACTTGGAGCTTAGCGTGATTGATTAGGTCAGGATATAGAATCTTCTGTGCGCCAACGGGGGGTGGGTTGTAGCGGTGTTCGTGATCAAGTGTGCCTGGCTCTGAAAAGATGTATAGGCGTTCCGAATGCCGATGACAGGCCGCTTCCTAACATTGGCCGGCAGAATGCAAACTGTTACCGGAGGATGGTTTCGAGCCGTGCCGAAGCCGCACGGTCCGCACTCCGAGCTGCAGACCTTGGCGAACCTCGAATATCAGAGATATCAGGTAAATACCTAAAAGCCATCGTTGCCCCAAATCATCGAAGCCGCGCGTGAGTCGGGATGTGCGCGGACGTGAAAGCCGGTACGCAGCGCTCTGTCAGAGAGAAGCTGGTCAGGATTCATTAAATCCGGCAGGACTCCGGGGGAGGGGGCAAAGAGTCCAGCGAAAGCGAAACAGTACATCCATCAGTACAGCAAAACCGTGGATGTTCAATGTAGCCAAGCAAATACTGGGCCTTGTTCAATCAGTTCGACTCCAGCTCGGGGCACCATTTAAAATCAGGCGCTTACGGAGTAATCCGAAGCGCCTTTTTTGTCCCCAGATTTCCGCAATCCTCCAACATTGCCGCAATTCCCCTTCCAAGTCAGGCGCAACACAGCTCATCGGCGAGGTTGAACTGGACGTACCCAGCTCTAACCCCCGCACTTGGATGCCACGGGCGTTGCGCTCAAACCCCATGTTCGCCAGCAAGCCGGCTTCTACAGGGCGGCGTACTGAACGTCTTCATCCAGTGATTGACCCGCGCGGGCAATGAATTACGCCGGGCCTCAAGCCTCAAGCCTCAAGCCTCACCCCCCAGCACCTTGCTCAGAAACGGCGCCGTCCGGCTGTCCGCGACTCTGGCGACTTCTTCGGGAGTGCCGCAGGCCACGACGTTGCCGCCCTTGTCCCCGGCGCCAGGGCCGATGTCGATGACCCAGTCACTTTGCGCCACAACGCGCATTTCATGCTCCACCACGATGACGCTGTGCCCGCCGTCAACCA